ATTTAGAATAATTTTTATATATTTAGAATAATTTTTATATATTTAGAATAATTTTTATATATTTAGAATAATTTTTATATATTTAGAATAATTTTTATATATTTAGAATAATTTTTATATATTTAGAATAATTTTTATATATTTAGAATAATTTTTATATATTTAGAATAATTTTTATATATTTAGAATAATTTTTATATATTTAGATACTTATTATTATTTTATTGTATTATTGTATTATTCATACAACATCTTATTAAATATTTTATGAATAATAAAAATTTATTTATAAGCGAAGCAAGAAATTTCCTATATTATAACTTTAGAAACGGCTACAAAATTATGTTTTATTATAGAAGTTAATTAGTTTTTACGAATTCTTTATATATTTAGAAAAATTTTTATATATATATATATATATATATATAAATGGAAGAACCACTGAAATGGAACGGCATCTTACTGACCTCGGTCGGTTGGGATAGCAAAGGGAAGCCGAAGTATTGGAATGGCCAAGGAGCGGTGCCGGCGTCACTAGACGCCGCAGTGCCGTTCGGCCTAACTGGATCACGCGACCCCGAGCGACTGCGCGTTTTGGATGCTGCGAGGCGAGCGCATCAGGATTATGCATATCACCAGGCGGTGCCGGCGAAGGAATGGACCGTTGATTCTACGTCCCCTATGTGGCAGCCGCGTTATGGTGGTCAAAAACGCGTTACTAATAGAAGACGTAGAAACAAATCTATTCGAAGACGTAGAAACAAATCTATTCGAAGACGTAGAAACAAATCTATTCGAAGACGCAGAAATTAAATATATAACATAATATAGTATATTTTTATTGTTTATAAAAATATACTTTAGAAAAATATAAGTATCAACTTGAAAATATGAATCCGAATCAACCTATAAACATCAAAGGCGAAGATTATAAAGAGTCGAGGACGCTAGCTGCGTTGACGGCGCAGCGCAACTTGCTCGCACAAACGAAATCGAAAGGTGGCAAAATATACAGACAAAAACGCGTTAATAAATCAAGACGTCGCAATAAATCAAGACGTCATAGAAAATAAATATTTTATAGCAAACATTTTTTTATGTTTTCTATATTATTATTTTAAACTCATTTAAAGATTAAAATAGTATTATTTACATACACTAATATATAAATGTTAACTTGTGCTATTGTAGAAGATTATCTTAAAATGCATAATGGAAAAAATCTCTCTATTAAAACTATTCGTAAAGATTTAAAAATTAGTCGTGCCAAGATTATACAGCTTATTAGTCGTTCTAAACATATTGTTCCTGTAAAACCGTTGGACGTTGGTTCGCGAGCCTATTTTTTACACGTATATACTTATAAAGCCTAATCTGCCTAGCATAATTCATTAAACAAGTCCATTTTCTCAATAGATTTTTCCAAATTTGTTTTGTTTAAATTATTAAATAAATAATCCGTACTTGGAGTTTCCTCGTTTTTTTTAATATCTTTATAAACCGAGTTTATTTTTGAAACAATAGCTTGGACCATTTCTTGATTTTCAATTATATTGATTGAATAATTTAATTCTTCAATTAATAATGAAAACGCAAAATATATTATATATTTTCGTTTTTTTTTAACGCAATTATTATATTTTATTATGAATAATTCAAAGAGATTTTTAATTATTTTATGTTTTAATATGTTTGTGCTTGTATTTGCGCTTGTATTTGCGCTTGTATTTGCGGTTGTATTTATATTATATTTTTTGTTTGTTATTGATGGGTCGCTATAATAAAATAATATATCCCATACAATCCATATTAGGTCGTGTGTATGTCCTTGAGGAGCATAAGTTCTATTTTCACATATACACTTTCTCTTTTTTTTTACACATATATTTTCGTATTCTATTAGCCATTCATACCAATAGCATACTTGAATGATGTTTTTAGTTACTAAACTATAAACCATCTCATTAATTGGTATAATAAGTTCTTTTGGGTCATCATGCTTCAAAATATCATCTATATAGGTAATATTTGGTGCTTTAAATTTTTCACTCATTGAAGATAACTCAAATGAGTTATTTTTATCTAATTTAACATCGCATATAACATTCTTTTTATGTGAATAGCACAATACACATATTAGTTCACAAAATATTTTGCGGATTTTTTCATTATTTCTCATTTTAATAATATTATCATTGTATCCATTGTTTAAAATAGTTATAAAATTATTATAACGCATATTTAGATATATTGCTAATTTTGGATTGCCATTATGTATATATTTATAGGAATAATATAAAATACAATCCCATAAATCTAAAAAATGCCCTGCGCATATAAACTCTGCACTCCAATAACAGGCGTTTTCTATTTTCTCATCATATAAATTCTTAATCAGCTCAAGTCGAGCTTTTGATTTTTGAAACTTTGAAAAAGTTATGTTTCTAAATGCTACTCTTGAATCATTTATATTATATGATTCCATAAATATTAATACTATTAATACTTATGAAATACATAAAAAATATTATATTAATACATAAAATATATTATTAATATTTAATAATAGTTAATAATATAATATTATTATTTAATAATAATGAATGTTATAAAAACTAATAATTTTGGTGAAAATATTTATAATACTATTTTCAAAGCATATAAAGACTTTGCTGGTTTGCCTTTATTGCATAAAATGTTTATTATAATATTAATAATCCTTTTTATTCATTTAGTAACTCCTAAACCTATTTTATATGAGCGCTATGAGGATATGACGTCTGGAAAAAGATTTGAAAGCAAAATAGATGACGACATTTATGACAATTTTTATTCTAAATATTATGATAATATTTATGAAAATAAGGATCGAGATGTTGCTCAACTAAAAATAATTATAACTTATGCTAAAAATAAGAAATTTGTTAAATTTCTTGATATAGGATGTGGAACAGGTTATCACGTCTATTTATTAGATAAAATGAATTATGACGTAACAGGTATTGATAAATCTAAAGCTATGATTGCTACAGCAAAAGCAAAATATGCTAACTGTAATTTTTATGTTGGAGACATATTGAAAAATAATATATTTGATTATAGCTCATTTACGCATATTATATGCCTTAATAAAACAATTTATTATATTAAAGATAAAGATACTTTTTTCGACAATTGTTCATTATTGTTAACGTCAGACGGATTATTAATATTACATCTAATAGATAGAGAGAAATTCAAGCCTTTTGTAATTTATAAAAATGATAAAAAGATCTTGTATAATCCTGAGAAGCATAACACTGCTATTACAAGAAATTTTGTTAAAATCAACTCCAGTTTAGAATATTTATGTGAATATAAAATAATTGAAAATGATGAAAATGATGAAAATGATGAAAATGGTATGGATAATAAACTAGTACAAATTGATAATTATAGTACTCCTTATTCATATTATAAAGAAACTTTTCAAAACGTTGAAACAAATAGTGTTCGTAAAAATATTATTAACTTATATATGCCGAGTATTGAAGAAATACTAAATATTGCTAAATCAAAAGGATTTACTATTAAAGATAAAAAATCTTTAGACTCCATTGAACACTTTAATGAGTATTTATTTATTCTCAAAAAAGTTGCATAATACTTCATAATAGTTTGATTATCTGTGATATTTACTTGCTCGTGCAAATGAATCTAATACAAATAATATAAATAATCCCAAAAATAAATATAGAATTAGCTCCTCTGTTATATGATTTGTTTTTTCATTATGTTGTTCTTCTAATAAATGTATTATATAGTCCAATTTTGTTAATAATTTCTTATTGTCAAAATTCAGACTGTTATCATTGCTTGTAGTTGCATAATTATAACTTTCATTATAATTTGATAAGTTACTTTTAGATGAATTAAGATTACCTAATACATTATTTTCTCTATTGGAGTCATCAAGCATATTTGTATTGTTTGTATTGTTCATATTGTTTGTATTGTTTGTATTGCCTAAAAAATTGTTTTGCGGTAAATTATTACCTGCTTCTCTCATTTTTTGTATTTTAGCTAATTCACTATTTAAACTATCAGTTAATGAGGTGCTAATGCTTTCATCTATTAAATTAGCTTGATAACTTGTGCTATTATAAGTGTCATCATCTTCATTGTTATTATTATGTATTTTTGACATTAGATTTCCTAAACTTGTTATCTTATTTTTTGTGGCATCATTGTTCTTTGTGGTTGTATCTTCAAATTCTACATTTTTCTTTTTTAATGTTCTGTTCAATCCGGGTGGGGGCTTCTTATTTAATTTTGTATCTATTAAGTTATTATTTTCTGAATCTAATAGTGCTGGACTTAATTGAAACATATTATTATACTATTATAAAAAAATAAGATTATATTATTTATAAAAAACTACTAAATAACTTTATTTAGTAGTTTTTGTTTTTGTGTTTTTATTTTTATTATGAAACTATATTATGAAACTATATAATAGTAAAAATGGAATTTTTCTATTTTCCATTTTATTCTTATATTGGGTATATTCTTATGGCAAAAGTTGCCCGTGTTCAATAAACACAACTTGTATTAGAAAAGAATTCTATGGAGTTCAATTAAATCATTTCCTATTATTTGTAATACTTGGATTAATATTTCCTTCCTATTTTTATACTTTTCAATGTATAGGTATTTTATGGGAAATTGCTGAGCATATATTAGATGTATATCCTATACTTGTTACTAATTATTTAGGAGGTTGCTTGAAATATCCACCCATCACATATAATGAAAAAAACAATCCTCATTACAATTATATTGTTTATCGTGGAATTGAGAAACCATTAAATCCTATTGATGAATTTTTTAATGTAAAAAATTCAACACTTCACGGGTGGCATGGTTCGGTTGCCGAATTAATTCCTAATTTTTTTGGATTTATAATTGGACATTATATAAATACAAAATTGTTTAGAGTATAAATCTTATACTTTTGTTTTTATATTGTTTTTACATATATTTGTTTTTACATATATTTGTTTTTACATATATTTGTTTTTATATTGTTTTTAATATTATGTTTTGTTATTATATAATAACAACATAACATATGTATGATCTATTTAAAAATTATAAAAAACTTGCTAATAAACTATCACTTACTAAGGTATTAGAAAATTTGAGCACGAGCAAATTATTATTAGGTTTAGTAATGATATTTATGAATATAGGTTCAAGATATATTGAGTTAAAATTAACAAGTGGACAAGAAATGATACTTAAAAATATTGCTCGTGAAGTTTTGATTTTTACGATTTCTTTTATTGCTACTAAAGATTTATTAACATCATTTATAATAACAGGAATTTTTATAATTTTAGCAAATTTTGTATTTAATGAACGCTCTAAATATAATATATTGCCTGAGAAATATAATAAATTAGCATCAATTATTGACACAAATAAGGACAAGATCATTTCTGATGATGAAATTAATAAAGCATATGACGTGTTAAGTAAAGCTCGAGGTCAAATTGACAATTATAAAAAATTACAAAAAATAGAGGCTTTTAACAATATTATAAAATAAACTATTATTTATAAACTATTATTTATAAATAATATATTAATATAAATAATGAGTGCTACAAATAGAAGATTTTATAAAATAACAATAAAATTAACAACTAATGATATAGCTGAGAAAGAATTTACTATTGAAAACATGGGCCAAATCCTATTAGATAATTTTGCCGAAAAAGACTCCCCTAATAATGATTACAATAAATTATTATATATGTTAGGAGAGACATATTATATTAATAATGATGTATTACAAAAAATAAGAGAACTGTCTAAAGTACAAAACAAAAATTATAAGTTTCTGGATTTTTTGAGGTTAACTTCACCACAAATAGAGAATATGTTTTATTCCAAGATTTTCGCATATAATAATAATGAAGAAAACAAAAAATTAGTTTATGATACAATGCAGTATATTATAAGAGTTGTTAAGCGTTATTTTGATAAATATGACACACGAGTTATTGATCAAGACACATATAAAAAAAATTTTTTTTCGAGATATAACATAGATTATCCTACTTTAAAACGAAACATAAACGCATTTAGTGAAGCTGTCAGTAATAATAAGGAGTATAACTTTGCTGATGAGATTCCAAGTGAAATTATGAGTGATATTTTATGTGATAAAGATGTAATGAGTAAAATACGATCCGCTTATGAAGACGTTAATAGTGAGGATGCAATAAAGTTTAAAAATAATTTAAATACAATTATGACAAAAATTTCCGCTGATAATACAAATAAGCTTAAGGATCTTGAGAAATATGAATATTTTTTGGATAAAATTAATATTGAGTATATTTTTGATACAATACACACTAAAATGACTGATCCAATAAATTCTCAGGAACAATCTTATGGTTATTATGGTCGATCAAGTTCTAGTTTGATCAATACAAGTGAAAATAGGAAGAAAATAATAAGTGATAATTTGAAATATGTGTATCCGAATAAAACTAATGTTGAATTATTAGATGATAATGAAGAGAATAATGTAATATTATTTAACAATGTTTTATATATTGTTAAAAAAATATATTTATTAGATACTACAATTATTAAGGCTGACGATGATAAAGATATATCCAAACTATTCTATATTAAAAATCTTACATTAGAAAAAAACAATCCATTCAAGATATCTACATATACTGAAAGTACGAGTAAAGGATCCGAGGACAAAGTATACAATGTAACTATAAGATTTACAGCTGATATTAAATATATTAATGATAATCCTTTATTAAAAATAAATTATATAATAGATGATTTAGAAACGTTAGATAAAGATAGCTCTCTAAAAACAATCGACTTTGTTGCAAAGAATTTTAATAGCAACGAAAAATTTGCAAACTATAATTCAATCTATATTTATGATAAAATAGATTATAAATCTATTGAGTCCAAAATAGATAGTATTTTCAATACTATAAAAGTGCAAAAAATTATAAAAAATAAAGAAGAAATATTTTTTAATGAAACCGCGCTAAATGAGATTAATCAATCCTTGCCTGAACTAAATAAGAAAGTAAAAGGTGATGAATCCAAACATATTTTTTCAAATATTGTATATTTTTTAAAAGATATAATGAAGTTATATAATGGTAAAGAGATTACACATAGTAATAACAAATACTTTGTTTACGATACATTAATAGAATATACTTCTAAAGCACAAGATACTTCTAAAGCGCAAGATACTTCTAAAGCACAAGATACATCCGGTGTAAGATATTACAGCATTTCTCAAAATAAAGTAATCACTCATAATAATTTAAAGACTACAAAAATTGATACTACTTTTAAAAAAAAAAGAGACACACTAAATATTAGTGATGATCTTATTATACCAGTTAGTTCAAGATATAAGTTTGGTATTTACAAAATTGCACAAAAAGATTTGCGTATTAAGAATATAAATACATATTATATTTTTTTAGTTTTATTATGTTATAAGGCGGATGAATCTGGTAAAAAACCCGATCTGCAAAAACGATTGGTAAATGAAATATGTTTAGAAAGAGCTACAATTTTAGACAAAGCTTTTTATACCTTATTTTATAACAAATTTAACATACCTGAAATGTTTCTATATAATAAACTTATAAACTTAAGAAAACCAAAATCAGGTGTAACTATTAAAAATAAAGATGGATTAACAACTAAAGACGGACTAACAACTAAAGACGGACTTACAAGTAAAGATGGACTTACAAGTAAAGAAATGAATGTAAAACAAGCTATAAAAGGTGGAAAAAAAAAATATACGCATAAACTGAAACTAAGAAACTAAGAAACTAAGAAACTAGGAAACTAAGAAACTAAGAAACTAATTATTATATATTTTAGAAATATATAATAATAAAATAATAAAATATCGCATTATTATATTATGGCTAAAATAGGTTTCATAAAAACTATTAAGAAGAGTGTATCTTTAAATAAATTATCTAATTCACTTATATTTATTTTATTACTATTTGTAGTAATAGTTATATTTTTCTTAATGTTTAATAAATCCATAGAAAATTTTACTTGTGCTAAAGATGGTTATACTTTAGAAGTAATACATTGGACAAGAGAAGATGCTCCAAGTAAATTTGCTATGTACACTCTTATTAATTGGCCAAAATTTGTTAGAGAAAATTATCTTTTTGAGAATATAATTATAGAAGATCGCGATTACGCGCTTGCTAATCAATATGTTGATAAAACAGAAAATACACAGCTTCAAAATCTTGATTTTACTAATAAAGACAATTTTCCTATGGTTACATTTTTTGTACAAAATAAAGCAACAAATAAGCGGAAATATTTTTACCATTTATATGGAGACGCATTATCACAACAAGACGAGAACCCATATGTATGGACAACATTAATTTATAATGCTGTGCGAAAAGTGAATTATTCGAGTTTGTTTACAACTGCTGACAAGTGTACTGTATAATATATAAAATATTATTTATACTTATTAACACTTATTAACACTTATTAACTATTTAAAATGTAAAATGTAAAATATAAAATTTTTAAATTTTACTTATATATATGGCTAAGGCAAGATTTTTAAATAATATTAAAAATAACATATCTCTCAATAAATGTTCCACTCTACTTATATTTATATGTTTATTACTTATATTTAGTATTATATTATTCTTCATATTAACTAAATATAATAATTATACTATAGAAAATTATACTACTGCTAATAATACCAGCGGAATAATAGTGGAAATCATCCTTTGGTCTACAGATGAAGAGCCTAATAGTCCACAAAAACAGCAGTTCATTTCATTTGATTGGGATCGCATTGTCCGAGAGCATTATAAAATTTATCCCAATGTTCATTTTCATAATCAAGATTATTCGGGTTTTGATACATATATGGATAAAAATAGAAATAATCAATATAGAGATATTGATTTTACAAATAAAGCATATTATCCGCTTATTTCTATGTTTGTAGTTAATACTAATAACAACACGAGAGATTTTGCTGCTATTGTAACAGGAGAAAGGTTAACATATGAAAATACAATGCTTATGCTTAATACAACAATACGTAATAACTATAGTAGCTTATTTACAAATACAGAACTTTAAATCTCCTTTTATATTGTTATCATATATATTATTATAGATGCTTAAAAATATTATAAATGTTAAAAATATTATAAATGTTAAAAATATTTATTATATTTATAATATTTATATGGTTAAAGCAGGATTTCTAAAAACTATTAGAAAGAATATATATTTCAATAAATCATTACTACTTTTACTGTTATTAATACTAATAATTATATTATTCTTCATATTCAATAAATCTATAGAAAATTTAGAAGGAATGCAAAAAGGACCACAATCGATGGAAGCCTTTATATGGGTTATCGGTACAGAGACACCAACAAAGGATGCTAACTTAATTTATAAAGTATGGCCAGATTTTAAAGAGGCCAATAGAGATGATGATAGTCTTATTTTTGAAAGGCATCAACATTTGGGGCTTATAGACTATATTAAAGAATCATATCCAGAATATGAATTTACAAGTGAATATGAAAAGTTTTTTAGAAGTCCTGATATATTTCCGCTAATCACATTTAACTTACGAGACGATAGAACAGGTGCTCCTATGAAAAATGATATGGTTATAATATATTATGCTAATACTTATGCCACGCCTGAAAATCTAAATAAGATATTTATTGATTATAAAAATAAATATTATTCTCAATTGTATACAAACGGCGGAGCAAACACAAGAAGGTCGTCAACACAACCTGATAAACCACCTAAAGAAGATCAGATAAAGCCCGCGAATTAATATATATAGCATTTTTACATTTTTTTGCAATTTTTGCTTTTTTTTATATTTTTAATATATATAAAATGGCTAAAGCAGAGTTTCTAAGAACTATTAAAAAGAATATACCTTTTGTAAATTTATCTACTACATTTATATTTTTAGCAATATTATTTATGTTGAGCATAGTACTATTCTTCGTATTTGACAAACATATTATAGAAAATCTTGCTGGTAATGGAGGTAGAGCAAGAACAAGTAATTCAACAACAAGTACATCAACTACTACACCAACTACATCAACTACTACATCAACTACTACACCAACTACATCAATATAAAAATAATAAAATTTATTTTGTAAGTTTTGCAAAAATATATATAAAGTTTATATAAAGTTTATATTAAATTTCATTTAATATAGAAATAATATAATAAAATACAATAAAATATTTTGTATTTATATAAAATGGCTAAAGCAGAATTTCTAAGAACTATTAAAAAGAATATACCCTTCGTAAATTTATCAACCACATTTATATTTTTAGCAATAATATTTTTAATAAGTATTATATCATTCTTTATATTTAATAAACATATTGTAGAAAATTTGGCTGCTATGCCCGACATTAAAAAACAAACCAAACCCGAAACTATTGATATGCAAAAACCCAATACTATGAAACCCAAAACTGAACCATTCAATGCCAATCCTAATCCTAAGATAAAACAACAATAAGCTAATAACTTTATGAAAAATTATCTCTTATTTGCTATTTGCTATTTGCTATTATTTCTCATTTAAATACAAAATGAAAAATAATTGATAAAAAAAATTGAAATAGACTATTATTTAGTTATTGAAGTTTTATTCCGCTAATATGCTCACTATGTTAAATGAGTTAATATTGGTTAAAGTTGTATCAAGACCATCTAAAGTATGTAAAACTCCATATGTTGCTGATATAGAGCTTAACGATGGAACCATTGTTCAAGCTCATTGTGCTTCATTGGGTTGCTGCGGTCTATGTGAAAAAGAGTGCTATGTTTATGCTTCACCTATAAAATCTAATTGTCCTCAATCCAAGTCCAAAGTTTGTTCTTATAAAATTTATTTGGCGAGCTTTAGCGAAGAAAAGGTGATTAATGGTATAATGGTTATGAATAAACAATTGATTGGAATTGACCCAAAATTAGCCGAGACGTTGGTAGAAAATGCCTTAATTAAAAATCATCTGAAAACTTTGACTAATATTAAAAGTTATAAGCGCGAAGTTAAACTTCTCAACTCGCGCTTTGATTTTATAGGAGTAGATGAGAACGGCAAAGATTTCGTATTGGAAGTTAAAAATGTTCCTTTAGCAGATTATGCCGACGTATGTAGCAGTGATCGCAAAAAAATGATCAAGAATGGGGACTTTGATAATATTGCTATTAGTCAAAAAATTGCCTATTTTCCTGATGGTTATAGGAAAAAAAAAGGCGATGTTGTAAGTGAACGTGCCTTAAAACATATTAACGAATTAGCAGAAATTAGTCATTCAAAAATTATTAGACCTATTATTTGTTTTGTTGTTCAACGCACCGACGTTTGCAGTTTTCAAGCGTCATTATTAGACCCTATATATAAAGATGCATTCAATGAAGCTATTAAGCGCGGTGTTGAAGTTATTGTCTTGGTTGTTTCATGGAATGCTAACGGGGAAGCAAGTTTTGTAAATTGCGATTTGCCTATTAACTATTAATCAATTTTTAGATACACTAATTTACCGTTTTCTAATTTAATAGCTATATTGAGTGTCATTTTATTTAGTTTAACCATATTAATAATTTCCTTCAAACTGTCTTTAGCGCCTTTGCTTTGAAATGACATATTAATATCAGAACACCAATTATATCCTTTAGTTCCATTTTCATTGGTTAATTTAAAATTATGTGCTGTAGTTTGTAAAATTAATTGAGTTGGCATTGTTTTCCAAATATCAATTAATATACGTCTATATGTTGTTGACGTAGAAACAGTATCTGTTTGTGATTCAACAAGACATTCTTCAATCTTAGAGCCGCTAATATCTGACATATTTAGTTCGTTTTCTGTAAGATATTTCTTTTTAGGTGTAAGTACAAGATTTCCATTAATAATTTCTTGAATATAATTCTCAATATTATTAATAATAATTTGTTCTGTCATTTTAGCTTTTTTGGGTCTTAATCCTAATAAAATATTTAACTATCTTATTTATATCAATTTTATTCCTATAAATAAGATTATTATTATTTGCTTAGTAAAAAAATAAATGGTACTGCACATACCATTGCTAATAGAGGAATAGCAAACATACTACCAGAACTGCTTTCTTGTTTCATCTCTATAGTTGGTGTTTGTTCTTCTTCTGCTTCTTCTTCTGCTTCTTCTTCTGCTTCTTCTTCTGCTTCTTCTCCTTTTTCTTCTCTTTGTACTGGTCTTTGTACTGGTGTGTGATCCTGTGTTGGTGCTTGCGCTTGTGCTGATGCTTGTGTTGGTGCTGTTGCTGGTGCTTGTCCTTCTGCTCTTTGTGCTGATGCTGGTGCTGGTGCTTCTGCTCTTTGTGCTGATGCTGGTGCTTGATCTTGTGTTAGTGCTGATGCTTTATCTTGTGTTGATGCTGATGATTGTCCTTCTGCTCTTTGTGTTGATGCTTGATCTTGCGCTGATGCTGATGATTGTCCTTCTGTTCGTTGTGCTGATGCTGGTGCTTGCGCTTGTGCCGATGCTTGTCTTGGTGCTTGTTCTTCATGTTGTGTTTCATGTTCTTGGTGTTCTAAAAGTCTCTCAAACTCTTTCAGTAAATTAGGTTCTTTTTTTTCTTTTGGTGAGCTAAAATCTGTAACAAGAATAAATGTTATATTAAAAACGTTACAATTTTCTCTAAGACTAGATTCCTTATTATCATCAAACAAGAATATTTTAAAGTTGCTTATTTGTAATTTATTTAATACATTATAATCATTCATTTTCTGTAAACTTGCCGCATATATGGCATATGGTTTTAAACCTTTTGTATGAATAGTTTGACCATTTAAATCTAATTCGTCCATTTCCTTACCTTTAAATAATGCTTTAAATAATGCTTTGGCGTTTTCATAGACTGTTTTAATAATTTCTGAGTTCATAAAATAAAAATATTGTGAGCTATTAAAAATATCGCGATCTTCAGGATTAAAATATTTATTAACAAAATCTTCTTGTGTGTATTTATTTGCTGTTACAATCCAAATATAGTTCTCACTTTCAATAACCTTTTTCATATTTGTAATAATATCTCTTCTAAACGCTACAGAATCTGGATCTGTGGGAAATATTAATCTCCTTCTATTAGCTTTACATAATGTATCATCAATATCAAAAGCATATATATACTTTGTTACTTTAACAAAAGGAGAAGAGGCAGGTCGTGTTTCTTTTAATGTTATTGATACAGGATAATGGTCTGATGCTGGAAATAAAGCTTTTGCTGCTTCTGGTATATAATTGGATTTGATTATAGTTAAAGAATCATTAACTAAAATATAATCTCCATAAAAAACTTGTTCTTCATCTTTTTCTTGCTTACAACATGTAAGAGGAGGTTGTACATTTGTTTTTACTACTAAGTCTTTTAATTTGTCTATGTTTGAATTAGAGAATGGCTTTAACTCTTTCCAATAATCTAATCCTTTATCATTTAAATCGCCAGCAACAATTACATTATATTTATCACAAATCCAATCAATTGGATAATAATTTTTCTTTTTATTTGCATCCCTAAAATAAACATCGCTAATTGTTATAAAATTATAATAGTTTTCTGATAATTGCTTTTGTAACTCATCAATAGGTAGCTCTTTTGCATTATGTAAATTAATGAATATGTAAGGCTCTTTACTTATTTTGTTTTGTAAATATATAATATGATAAGGACGTCCTTTTTTATCGCCTTTTGAAAAAGTTCCAATATTAACAGCAATAGCAATATATTTTTCTTTATTATAAAATGTAACTAAGTTAGAAGAGCCTATTGTATGGTGAACACAACCCATTCTTGTTAATCTATTAGAGGCTTTACGAATTTCATCCCATTTTGCGGCTTCTTGTATAGCAATAAAATCATATTCAATAGTAAGATCATCTATTAACTTTATAACATTATTTGCACACGCATTTAAATGTTTTTTATCAGTTGGTTGTGTTTCTAAACAAGTTTGTCCTAACTGATTTGCTGTACCATTTTCTGCAATACCTATCATAGCCTGCCAACATATATTCCAACTTAGAACATTTATTGTATTATTTCCTCCAAATTGTTCTAACTTTTTAACATTTTTATTTCTATTTTTTAAAGTATTTTTTTTACTTATTTTACTCATTCAAAACATATATATTTGTTATATATAAAATTATTAAAATTTAACATATAATGAATATACAGTTTTGCTATTAATAATAATAATATTGAGAAAAAAATATTGTTACAAATAAATAGTTTTCAATTTTAAAAATATATTAAAAATATTTAAAAAAATTACTTGTTAATATAATAAATATAATAATATTGCGAAATAAAAATGTATACTCTTTTATTATTAGCTCTGACTCATAGATTGCCTCCGCTAAATAATGTTTATAAAGGATCATTTTATATTCCATTTATAGGTAATCAAAATATAGAATTTGAGAGATTAAAAGTAAATACTTCACAAGTTAGGTTACATGGACTCATAAATTGTAACGGTTATATTTATAATAATGCTATTAATGATAATATTAATGATAATATTAACAATGCTATTAATAAACCCAAAGATGAAACTGCTATGAATTATGAGTTAGATAATTTGCTTAAAAGTATTATTCACAAGTATACATGTACAATCGAGGCTCCATATTATAATGCTTGTAATGATACAATTTTATTTGTATTAAAAATAAAACTACTTGGCTTAATAAAAACCATTAAATTGTTTAATACTAAGTAATAAAATTCGTTATTTTATTATAATAATTATAATAACTATGAACTATTATGTGTGCAATTATTGGAGCAACATACCATAATTCACCAAAAATGCTATTTAGTTTACTATCCAAATTTGCATTTAAAAAAGGTATAGCAATTAAGCTTGTTCCGATTCCTATTAAAAATTGTTGCATAACTCTCAATTTCCGTTTATAAATATTAAAATAATGTCTTGGAGTATGATATAGCGTCAAATAACATTTACTTAGTGGTGGACATTTAAGCCATGCTAAGTGAAATAGCGAACTGAACGAATATTTATAAAGTTTGTTTTTTATATTAAAGTCATCAGCAATATGATAAATAGAAAAAAAAATTAATAGCATTTTTCGTTGAATAAACGAACAATAATATATACATAATCCACTTAAAAAATTGCTTGCTAATGTCGCATATGGGCTAACAATTAGGCTGGTTGATCCATGGCCAAATGTTGGAATTAATAGAGGGTATTTTATTAACATTATTATTAGTAATATTATATTATTAATAATAGTATTCTACATATTAATAATATTAGTGGGTTACAATAACTTTAAAACAACTTAAAGACAAGTCGCAAAACTATAATTTGCATAACATATCAGCATTGTCCGCAAGAAACTTGTCCACAAGTTCATCAGGCAATTCTCTAAAATCTACTAACTTTTTATTTAGCTCATATTTTTCATAAGCATTTTCCTTTTTAAGTGCTTCTAAAAACAATTCATTATTTTCATAATATTTCTCACAAGTTTTTGGTCCGCATTTCTTAAAAATGGGATTAATATTGTCGGATTTATCACCTAATACAATTTTATAAAACAAATTTTTTTGCGGTTCGCTAAATACTTTGCTGCCTTCTTTCAAAGATTTGTTTTGAAAATTTACAATTTCGGTATGCTCATCTAAAAGTTGTAAATAATCGTGGTCATTTGCTATAATATATATTTGCGCAGTTGGATACTTATTGCGAATATAATTCTTAGTAAGTGCAATAATATCATCAGCTTCCAAATTAGGAAACTGGACCACGCTATTTACACCCGCTTCATATAAAAGCTTATTGGCATCTTGATAAATATGCTTGAAAAACGAGCCTCCGCCAAATTCGTCGCCCTTATCACGTGTACCTTTGTAATCCGAATACAGTGTATTTCTCCAAATGTCTTTACGAGGACAATCACGTGCGGCAATTATTGTAGTGGCTTTTTTATGTATTTTTTGCTTTTTTTTAAAGCCGTCTAACGATTCACTAAATGTTTTCATAAACTTTTCTACAAACTCTTCATTTTCGTATGGGTTTGTTAAAGGTGTTTCTGGATTTGAATGACCCCACCACTGTATAATGGCGAAATATCTATAAAATATCCAATAACTCGTATCTACTAATACAAAAATCTTTGATTCTTGTGCTTGTGCTTGCGCTTGCTCCTTCTTTACTTCCTTAGCCATAATATATATAATTATAATGAAGTATTTATATTGTTGATGTATATTATCAATTTTTTTTATATATTTTAATTTCATTAAGTTCATTATTAAAATTGAAAGCAACTTATATAAATTTTTAACAATTATTTTAACAGTTATTAATCTTAATAAAATACTTATTAAGATTAATTAAGATTAATTAAGATTAATTAATGGCTACAAATAATACAATTAAAAGCGGAATTCTTATTGCTTGTAATGTTATTAATGTTATTTATCACGTACCACAAATTATAAAAACTTATCGCACAAAATCGGTTTCAGATTTTGACTCCTATTATTTGTTCTTGGGTAATCTTCATAGTTTATGTTGGGTCGTCTATAGTATTATGGATAATAATTATTTAATGATATTTAATAGTTGCGTTACAATGTTTTCGATTTCTTTTGTTAGTTATTATAAAGTACATTCTTATATTAGTGATCATTATAAGTCTAAAACTACATATACTACAAGTAGTAACAAAGATGTCGTTACTTGTACTATTGATATTGAGGCAAATAGTACATTAAAATAGTATATGTATTATTCTTTTACATAACTGCTATTGCATAGTTTTTTTATTATTTTTTCTTCATTGTGTTCTTTGCTATTTGCTATAGCCACAAGTGTATGCGTATAATAGTTTTGTTTATATTCATTATTTTGAAAATCTGGATTTTCTTTAGTCCATTTACTTAATGCGCAAAATTGCTTTGTTGATACATCTTTAATGGCTTTCCTGATTTTTTCTTTATTAATATCTCTCTCCCAATTGTCGTCATCTTTAATATATAGCGATTCGCGTTTTAAGTCGGTGCAATGTATCGGTCGCTGATATAATCCTAATTTACTCATATTTTCAATTATTACATTACTTAAACCATTAACAAGCCCATTTTGCTTCGTATAATCTAGTTGTTGTAAGCTTACTTGAATAGATTTTATAAAATCACTCATATTTATAGCGTCTTTACATCGCTCATTTAGAAAGACCTGAATATTAAATTTGTTATTATTATTGTTATTTGTTATAAAATTGTTATTTCCTAATTTCGGCAACATTTCACTTATTTGATTTTGTTGCCTCATCATTTGATCTTGTTGTTTTATAATAATCTCTCTCATGTCTTTGTTATCATTCAGTAAATTAATGATCAAGTCATTTGTTAGAGCTAGCTCATTATTTGAACCGTTCACTACCTTTGCGTTTTGTAAAGAAGTACATTTTTTTTTATGAGCATAAAGCCCTTGTCTGCTTTTATACTTTTTTCCACAATTACAAATGATTTCTGCTAAAAGTTCGGATTTTTTCACACTAGCTGTCAACAAAATGTCAACGTTTGTATTGTTTTTATGTTTTACTGTAGCAATATGTTTGTTATAATCTTTTTTATCACACGTAGTATAGTTACAATTTATACATACAAATTCTGAGCGGATTTTTGCGGATTTTTTTGTAAACATTTGTCAATAATAATTTAATAGCTATATATTTAATATATATTTTATATAATTTTTCCGGATTTTTCCGGATTTTTTGTAAACAAATGTAAAATTTATGTCAACAGTTTAATGAAGAAAATATGCAATATATCACATTTTAGCATAATTCTTCATTAAATTAGAAGATTTTGCGCGCATTTTCGCGCTTTTTTGTGTTTTTTTGCGTTTTTTATTTAAAGTTTTATGAGCATATATGATGCTGATAAAAACCCGGATTTTTGCGGATAATTCCGGACAATTTTGTCAACAAATGTCAACAGCCATTTTTTCAGAAAAAGTGAAAAAAAATTATGGTAAGGCGTTTTTTTTGTTAAAAATTAAGTATTCATCCCTTAAAGGTCATATTTTAAAAAACAAGAACATATTTTTTCATTTTTCCTATAAAGGTTTAAGGTTCTTAAAATTGGACATTTATAAATGTCCATTTTCCAAAAAAATTATGAAATTATATTCTGAAATTTTTGCACACATATTTTATAATAAAAAGTTTAGACCATTTATCATAAGAAATTTGAAAAGAGAGATTTTAGCCTTTTATATGCCCTTAGCCCCCCATAAGTTAAATACTTATTAGTTCATTGAATCTGTTGAGGTCTTTTATAACCTTTGTCATAGTTACATTAGCATCCTTTGATAGCCGCTTTATAAAGCTATGTGTTGTATGTAAGCTTAGAATAAGCCTATTAAATTCTTGTGTAAAATTCAAATTATATTTATAAAATAATTCACCTAAGTTGTTTACCAATGCTTGGTTTGATATTTCATGCTTACTATACAATTCTAAACATCTTATAGTTTCATCACATAATTCCTGTTTCATTGTGCTATTAAATCTGTTAAGTATGTTTTTTTCTTCTATAAAATTATTAATTACAACTTCAAGATTAGTATAGTCATGATTATAAAACATATTGTTAAAAAATATATAATATGCATTTTGACTTTCCTTATTAGGAAATGTACATATACCAAAATCAATTAATCCCAACATATATTTTGGAGAGCCATTAGTGTTATTATTATCATTGTTATTATCATTGTTTATGTAGAAAAAGATGTTACCACAATGTAAATCACAATGAATAACCGAATGGTATAAAATTCCCAATATGTTAAACTTATTTATTAAGTAAGCAAATTCTTCTTTGATCGTGGTGTCAAGGTGTTGAATATCATTAAATTTTAATCCATTTATATTTTCCATCACTAATAATTCGTTATATTTTTCAGTAATCTCTCTATAAACTTTTGGAAACCTGTATTCTTTATTGTTTTTATATTTCTTAGTAAAGACTTCTATAGCATTAACCTCTTTAATAAAATTCATTTGATTTAATAAAATCTCTCTATTGTCTAAAAGTAATTTTGTTATTTTGAGATATTTTATATATGGGATATATTTGCACATATATGATACATATAACAATTCATCAAATGCATTAGTAAATTTCATTAAAATATTTTTCTTTAACATTTTAACAATTACTTTATTATTAGAACAATCAAATGCGTCAAAAGCCACGCCTATTATGCCGCTATTTATAGGTATGCTATTTGTTAATGTTATGGAATAATCACGTGTTAACTTATCAAGTAAGTCATAATTAATATCATTAATTGAATATGGAACATTATCAGTATATTTCAGTAAAAACTCTTGCTCATTAGGATATAATAAATCTTTATTCAAGCATAATGCTTGAAATATTTTTACATACACTATATTTTCATATTCTAATCTGTTAGATATGTTTTTAATTAATTCTAATCTATTGGTCGGTTCCTTTGCAAATTTTAATATAGCAAATTTTAATATAGCAAATTTTAAATACTCATAACTAATAATTCCTACAATTTTTGTAATTCTTAGACAAATACATAATGTATGAAAAAACATCATATTTAATAGTTTATTAGTATAATAAATTATTAAGTATTTATATGTAATAATTAACTAATTAACTAATTAACTAATTAACTAATTAACTAATAATTTTTATGAATTAAGATTAAGATTGTCAATATATAATTTAACGTTATAAAACATCTTTTTAAACATTAATCCTATAAGATTATTCATATAAATAGGCAAATCATCTGTCATTGTTATTTGAAAATCTATTGAAAATTTCAAAGTTATAAATTTATCATCGCTTGTTGGTGATGAAACTTCATCAACTGAAGAAATATGTATTTTTCCAAAATTATATGTTAGAGGTTCATAGTCAATATTATTTAAATTTATAGAGTGTAAATAATCATCTATTAAATCTTTATGTTCGTATATTAAATCCTTATTATAATAGGTAATACTATTATTTAACTTATTTAAATAACGAGTCGCTCTAAAGATAATATATTTTTGCTTAATACCAACCTCTTTTGCTACTTGCTTAACCAATATACATATGTCCGTTTCGTGTGCGTTTAATGTCTTTAAAATATAAATTCTCTCAATTAACTCTGTATTTACCTGTTCAAGTAATTCATATATTTGCGTTGTTAAAAGTAATTCTGTATTTACCTTTTGCGTACTCAAGTTATTTAACTCAAATTGTAAATTGTATACTTTATTAATACTTAAAGGGATCCTTATTTCGCTTAATAATATATTTCCTTTATTACATACTAATTTAGGTTGAAATTGATTTTCCTCACTATATTTCATAATAATTTAATTAATAATTATATGTTTAAATATAATATTAGCTTTAATTATATACTTAAATGATTTAAGAATTATAATATAATATATTTAATTAAAATTATATTATATTATAACAATATGGTGCTAATGTATACTATTGCTGTGACTAAAGATAGAACAACGATTTATATGAAAGTACCATATGATTGTTTGTCATATAAGCAAAAGTTACATAGAGGAATTCTCAAATTTCCAAGAGCAAATATAGCGAGTTCACTTGTTAATATAGCTAATAATAATGGCGTAAAAGTGTAATAATTCTATACTTTTAAGTGTGCAACTAAATTAACTAATGATGCGTTTTTTGGAATTAACTCTTGTGCCTTTACTTTTTTTGTTCGCAGTTTATGTATAAACCAAGTATGTGGATTATTCATTGTAGGGTCTATTTTTAAGTTTATTGAAATAACTTGCGACCTACAATGATTTGAGCAACATAAACAATCAAAGCCGAAATATAGCGTTGAAAATTCAGAAATCGTTTTATCACAAAAATCACAAATGAATACCATAATATATTTATTTATTATTTACAAATAAATAAATGTATTATTTATTAGATTATTAAATATCCAAACTTACAATATTTTTATCACTTTTTTGCTTGCGCTTAGATTTAGTTGGAATTTTACCGCTCATTAAATCTTTTAAATCTTCGACGCTGATTGTGCTTGCTTCATTATTTTTATTTTCATTTACATCTATTTGCTTGGTTTTTAATCCGCTTAATAATGAAGCAATATTCTGGTTAGATTGCGGAATTACAGACGGACCTTTCATTTCTGGGCGTTTTATTCGTTCTTCATCGTATGGATTACCTTCATTAGAGCCTAAATTATAACCACGTGCCGACATAATATCTGGGCGATTTACTATATTAGGCATTCGTTGGCTGCGATCGGGTAATTTAGATTCAATAGGTGGAGGAGGAGGACCAGAATTTACATTGGGAGGCATCGAAGAACCAAATCCAGGATTGGAGCCGTTTCCATTATTAAACAGTCCATTCATAAAACCGCCAAATCCGGGGTTAGTTTGCCCCATTGTATTAACAGCTGCTTGAGTAAATTGTTTCATCAATTCTGGATTTTGACGCATTATATCATCCATTCCGGGCATAGAAGATTTGAATAATGTATTTGACATATGAACCATCAAAGCCGAACCACCTAACTGAAATAATAATTTTAACTCAGGAGACATTTTAGCTTTTGATTTATATTTTTCGTGCAATTCAGCAAAAATATCGTCATATTCGTCAATATTTTCGTTTATTTGCTCACCCCAGCCGTCTAATTTAATATCAAAAGGATCGAATTTATTATTTAAAAATTCTAAACCGGTAATACACGCCATCATCATTTTTCCTTGAAACTTAATAGCATTGGATTTCTCTTTTTCCGCAATAATAGTCTCATATTCACCAATCATTTCATTTAAATCCGAGTCCATATTATAGCGCTTACTTAGCGAAACTCCTTTCTTTTCTAAATCATCGAGCTTTCGTAAATATTTGAATTTTTCTTTTAATTCCTCTTCTTTTGTTAATTCGGGTTTTTGCTGTGTTTTATCCAAATTAACAGGAATATTGTTAAATTTACCGAAGCCATCCCATGTTTTATTTTCATTCATATTTGCCGTAGATTTTCCAAGGTTTATATTATCAGGATCATTGTTGTTTGTAACAGGTTTAACATTAGCACCATCATTTTTTGAACTGCCGAAAATATCACCAAAAATCGATTTTTTATGGGCACTTCCAGTGTCTTGCTTATATTTAATTTCTTTATTTGTGCTGCTATTTTCAGAGCTATTTATATTATCATTTTTAATATTATCATTTTTAATATTATCATTTTGTGTGCTTGATGAATTAAAGTTTGTATTATCGGCGAGCTCATTCAATTCATTTTCTAAGTTTGTAATATCTTCTATATCAATAGAAGACGAGAATTTTTTATCAGCCTTATTTTTTTCATTCATTAATAACTCTATACCGCCTCCAAAATTAGAGGATCGTTTATTTGAAACAATTTCTTCACTATGTCCATCATCAAAGGAATCATTAATTTTAAATTCAGGTAATTTAATATCTTCTATATTTAAAAAATCCGGTTCTATTTCAACAATATTCATATAATCTATTATGTTTTAAATAGAAGATTAATTTTTAAATACTCCGCATTATATATTATATAATTTTAGATATATTATATATTATATATTATATATTATATAATTTTAGATACATTATATGCTATCTTGTTTATTATCCAAATAATAAATTCCTTGAAGCAAACAATCAGATAAATCATCTTTCTTCGAATGTTTGATAAAATAATTGAGGTCATTTAACATATTTTTATTTTCCAATAATTGTTTTGTATATACAATGCTGAGTTTTTTTCTCTCGTTGTATGAAATCTTTTTATCTTTATCTTTATCTTTATCTTTATCTTTATCTTTATTTAAAAAAGCTTTTAATTTATTTGTTGCAGAAATAAATATTATGTTATGATTATTACAATCAATAAAATATTGAGCTACCATTCCTTGTATTGACTTCATTCTGTTAGCAATAGGACTTATTTGATTCTCGATTATAATTTGGTCTATGCTTGTGAGGTCGTAGTTATTAAATAGCTCATTGAGTTCATTTTTAAGACTTATACCCAAATCAATGAGATTTACATTATTAGCATTTACATTTTCAATAGCCTCAAAACAAGTGGTTTTCAAATAATCTTCCAAGCAACTTATTAAACTTGTTTTATTGATAGGTTTTTCAAGTTTTAAATCGCATTTTTCAACCAAAGCTGAGAGATTTGCTATTGATTGTTTATGTAAAGTTTTTATATTACATATAGGTAAGGTGTATTCCGTTTTTTTAGTGTGATTTTTACAATAAAAATGGTCATTTTTATGAAAACAAGCTTGTTTAGAGCATGTATTAGCAGAGCAAGCAATAAACTTATTACAGAGGTTTATAACGTCCCATTTAATTATTGTAAACTCTTGTGTTCCATTAACAATGCTATTTTTATCTAAATTAACAACCTCCAAAATAACATAAGCCAAATTTTTAATACCAATATCAATACTTAAAATTTTCATACTAATATTGCTATTATATTGCTATTATATTAATATTGCTATTATATTAATATAAATTAGTGCGTTTAGTTTGAAATTACTAATACTTATATAATTTGTTGCTAATTCTTTATATTGTTTCTAAATAATATTTCAACGTAAAGCAGCTATGCACATAGAATAATGAACCCGATTTAAATAATAGATAAATAAAGCATATAAGAAAGATATTAAATATGCTCCTATTAGATACGATGATTTTTGGTTATAAATAAAAAATCCAGCCATTGCTCCGACAAAACTTAGTACAGCTAATCCTAGACCTAATAATCCAACAATATAAAATAACAAACAAAAATCTTTGCTTAAAGGCGCCATCAAACTATCTAAAAAATTCATTTTATAATAATATATTATTTTAATATTATTATATTATTTTAATAATATAATAATGTTGTATAAATAATGTTATATATATTATAATTTTTATTTATATTGTTATTTTTTATTATATTATAATTGTATTTGTATTTGTATTAGCGTAATGTAACAATACATATAGAATAATATATTCTTAATGTGTAATACATTAAGATGTTACTTAAGAAACTCATTAAATATGCTCCCATTGCGTAGGCTGACTTCTTTTGAAATAATCCACCAATCAAACCACCAAGAGCTAATATTGCTAAAAATAAATTCAATAATCCTATGTAATAAAAAAACGCGCAATGAGCTTTGCTTAAGGGAGACATCAAATTATCAAAAAAATCCATTTTATAATAATAATATAATATAATATTTTATAATTATAAAAAAAATCTTAAATAAAGAAAAATGCTTAAATAAAGAAAACAATTAAAGAAAACAATTAAAGAAAACAATTAAAGAAAACAATTAAAGAAAAACAATTAAAGAAAAACAATTAAAGAAAAACAATTAATTAGGCTTTATAATATATTTTGTAACATGCTTTTGAGAGTCCAGTTTTTGCCTAGATAAGTACAATTCTTTTAAATCACTTGTTTCATAACCGTATGGTCTAATATTTGATAATGTATTATCAAATATATATGGAGTATGCTTATTTATTGCTAAATTAGTTTTGTTATAATATGGACATACACTACATTCATTGCACGAATTAAGCTGATTATTACTTATAATAGATTCAGCATTAATTTGTAAATAATGCCTATAGTCGCTGTTATTTTTAATATTATTATTTCGTTTAAGCATTTCATCATTTAAAACGGACGAATAATAATTGCTAAATAATCTCGAGTCGTCCATTAATGGAGGAAAATTCATATTAATATTATTTGAACCAACTGCACACGAACCATAATTCATATTTTTATTATATATTTATTTAATAATATATTTATTGTTAAAATAAATATATTATTATTAAGAGATGCTGATTAAGACTTTTGTAAAATTTTAATTAGATCAGCCTTTTTCATTTTTTGTGCACTTTCATTATCAAGTAAATTTCTCGTTACAGCTATTGTTTTTAGGTCATCAACTTTCATTTTTGAATAATTTTTCTTAGTTACATTAGTTTCTGTTGTGTCAGCCTCATTTTCTAAATTATTTAAATTAATAATTTTTGAATCGGTCTTTAAATCAATATTAAACGTGTCTAAATTTATTGGCAGGTTTTTAATGAAAGTTTCATCATCAGTATTTGAAAAAGTAGGTTTAGCTAGATCAATTTCTTCAAAATCTCCTAAATCTTTAATATTTTTTTCTAATTCATCTTTAGTAATAGGTAATAGTTCAACACTATTAGAGTCTATATTGTCATCATTTGTTTCTTTGATGCGTTTTTCATCTTCGTCGTCATCGTCATCATCATCATCATCATCATCTTCGTCGTCCTCATCTTCGTCATCATCTTCGTCATCATCGTCCTCATCATCATCATCATCATCATCATCATCTTCATCATCATCATCATCATCATCATCGTGAATAGAACGATTTTTATCTAAATCATTAGTTGCTATATATTCATTAATAGAGCTTTTAACTTCACAGCAATCATCATCATCATCAGTACATTCATCTTCTGATACATATATTTTTTCACCTAAATTAATTTTCTTAATTGGTTCGGTGTCAGTGCTTTCAAATTTATTTTTATAAATATACATAGAATTTATGTTTTGCATTTGAATATTGTAATTCATAATAAAATTTTGTAATATTTTTCCATGCTCAATCATGCTTCGCTCTAATAAATTTAATCTGCGGTAACTATATAACATCATTGACCCACATACTAATAATATAATGCCAAATGTTAATAAAAAACTCGAACCTACGAATTTAAATAAGAATGACATTTATTATTATTTAACTATATTATTTTAAGTATTGTTTAACGAATAATTATTATTTATTTCATATTTGTTATAATTGTTTCAGGATATTCTAAATCTTTAAGAACCTTTAAAGCCCCTTTAACATTAGAAATACCTTTCTTAATTTTATAAGTATATTCGAAATCGTCGCCTGTTGTATTTGTCTTAACTTTCATATAAAAATTGTTATTTTGCTTACTTAGTTTTTTGCATAATTTATTATAATGTGTTGTTAGCATATAATCTATATTTTTCAATTTATTTAAATGATTTAAATAACCATAACCACTGCTAATTGCCTCTTCTGGATTGGTTCCACTATAAAGCTCGTCAAATACACAGAAATGGGTTTTGTCTTTATTATTCTCAATAAGTTCTAAAATATTCTTACATTGTCGTGCTTCAGCTTGATAAAGACTGTCACGTCCGCCTGTATCAGGAATATTAATATAGCAATGAATATAGTCATATACTTTGATTGAGGCATTGTTGAAAAATCCACATCCTATTTGTTGGCATAATATAATATTAAATAATGTTGATTTCAATAATGTGGTTTTCCCTGAGGCATTTGGTCCTGTAATAATTATATTTTTATCTAATTTATATGAATTTTTAACGATTTTATGTTTGGTTGTATTAGTTGTTTCAATAATATTACTTGTTTCAATTGTATTCAAATTAGCAAAATAAGAATTGTCAAAATATGTGGGATTTGTATTATTATAGCTGCAATAATTCATAACTTTAGTAGTAATAAAGCCTTGTATTGTTTCGATGTTTTTTAAATAACCATTAAATCCAAATGAAAAATATAAACTGCTAATAAAGTTATCGCTTTTATTTAAAGAATAGAAACATTTCATTAACTGGCCAAGTTCAATGGTTTTATGCAGAGTTAAAGAATATGGAGTTAGTTTTCTCAATTCCGCCAAATAAGTTTTAAATATTGCTATATTAGAAACTATTTGATCATTAAATAGTTTAAAGTGAGTTAAATTTTTAGAAAAATTTAAATAATGCTCATATTTCTTCAGTGACTCTATAATATAATATTTCAGATCAAATAACGTTTTATGAATATATTTAATATTATAATAATATTTGATACAGCCGTTTACATTTAAGTATACTTGAAAAATATAAAATCCAAAACTAAAAAGTATATACATCTTATTTGATAAATTAGCTTCACTTAAAGAAGTGAATAATTGACCTATAACATGATTAGCAAAAACTTGCTTTAAATGATTAAAATATAGTTCAAACGTAACATTATGACCTTGTAATTTAATTATAAAAAAAGGCAATATTAAAAATAAAATGGGAATTAATAATGAAATAAGAGGGGTTGAGAGATTATAAATACTCAGTGCTTGTAACACAATGCTATTAGTATTGAATTTATTTAATAGTGGAATATCAATATACTGATATTTATTTATAAATCCACCATCATATATAATTTTTTCACAATTATTATAAACAACAACCTCTCTAGATATATCCTGGTTGTCAACAAAATCGACTCTTTTAAATGGTTTATAATTTTTAATTAAATCCTGACTTTCAAGCAAGAACTCTTTATTATTTGTATAATATTTGCTCCACTTATTTATAATATTTTTCTCAAAAATCGTTTTTGGAGCAAAAACGTGATAATATAAATTATAGTTATTACTACTATCTATTGAACTATCTATTATAGTATTGGTTCCGTCTGATTTATTGTTAAATAAATCGGCAACATGATTAGCCTTTACCAATTCTAAATCATTTATAATATTATTATTTAACATAAATATTGATGATGTATCTAAATATTCTATAGGTAGTTTAAAAGCATCAATATATTTTTCTTTGGTATTATATTCGCTATGTTCATAAAAATTTAGGATTGAGCTAATTAGTTCCATAATATATTTATAAATATCAAATACTTTATAAATATTAATATAACGAAAATAATTAAAAGAATATTAATAAATTTTAATATTATTAACACTATTGATGATAATTTACGATATATCGTTTATTACTAATTATTATAAATCTATAGAGCACGAAAAAATAGATTCAGCAGTTCAAACTTTGTTAAATAATGTTTTAGAGACCATTAATGTTGATTTACTATTAAATACATATGAATTAGATAATGAGACCAAATTTAAAAAGAAACATAAGTATAAAAAATATGATAACAATAATAATAGTAATAACAATAGTAATAACAATAGCATTAGTAACTATAATAGTAACTACAACAGCAACAGCAACAGCAACAACAACAATATGCAAACAAAAGATAATTTTAATTTAAGTAGAACTATTAAAAATACATATGTATGTACAAAAAAAAAGGTTATACCAGACAAAAGCAAGTTCGATTCTATTAAAAGCAACATTAAAATCATATTAAACAAATTATCTCCCACAAACTATAGCAAATTAGAAACCGAATTTATAAATATTTACGCTGAGTTATTAGATAATACTATTAAAGAAGCAGAAGCAGAAGCAAATGTAGAAGCAGAAGCAAATGAAGAAGCAAATGAAGAAATTAATATAATTGATAAATATATTATAGAGCATATATGTTATAATAATTTATCATATAGTACAATATATGTTAATATATTGTTTTCACTAATTAATAGCTATTGCGTTAAAGATTATAAGTTGGAAAATATATATATATATAATTTACTTAAAGAAAAATATAGCGAACTTTCAAAAATAGAGAATTACATTAATAATAATATACAAGATGATGAGTATACTATTAATAAAAATAATGATAAATATAAGTGTTTCATTATTTTTATAATAAATTTTAATAAAAAAATTTGTTATGAATTGGAAAATAGTGAATCAAAAGCTTACATTAAAGATTTATTTATTAATTGTCAAGTCATAGAAGAGTTTGTAAGTTCACTAAACAAATTTTTTATTACAAATTTAAAAATAGAGAAAAATTGCAGCTATTGCGAAATTATACTCGAGTTTTTAATAATCATTTATAATGAGTTGTTTAAAGAAGTAAATATAATGAAAAAAATAGATAAGGATCTACAGTTATATAAAGAAATTAAAAGCATCATATCTAATGACTGCGGTTATGCAAATTTTACAAATAAAATCAAATTTAAATTAATGGATATTGAAGACAAGTATAAAAAAAGAATATTATAAAATATTATAAAATATTATAAAATATTACCTCTTATTAATATATTTTTATATTAGTTTAAATATATATTCTAAAAGTATATATAATATATTATGATTACATCAAATCTTAAAAAAGAGGTTCAATATACAGCAACAAATACTATAGATAAATCGGATTTAGAAACAGAAGCTTTTGTATATAACGCAAAAATATATAATAAACATATAAAATTTGTTCTTGGAGTACCTAAGTTTGATTATTTAAGCAATGGTATTTTATATTTTAATATTTATTTAGTAAATAATGGTTCAGTTGTATCTAAAATAGGTATATATGAAACTAATAATACTGATTATGCGTCTTTACTAGATCATAATGGCGATATTGATTTAAACAAAATGGCTGAACCTATAATTTTCCCGTTTTCTAAATCATTGATTATTAATAATTATGAACTGATTGATGAATTTGAAACGAGGTCTGAATATTCAAATGCTGACGCTAATAGCGACAGCGAAGGTATTAGTGATCAAGATACTGATACTGATAATGAAGGTATTACTGACGATGACACTAATAGTGATGGTGCTTCTACGAAAAGTGAAAAATTCAATAAGTCAAATCTTAATTATAATTTAATGACTTTAATTAGTCAAACTAAAGAAGAAAGTGATTATGAAATTAGCAATTACGAGGAAGACCCTAAAGATACTTGGGTAAATAAGTATTTAAGAAGTAATAAATATGAAATACTTGATAATGAAGGCGGTGGGGATTGTTTTTTTGCAGTATTACGCGATGCTTTAAAAAGTGTAAAAATAGAAACATCTGTAAAATCTATTCGTGAAAAATTAGCTAATGAGGTTGATGAAAATATTTTTAATACATATAAGGAGCTATTTGATTTATTTTACAATAATATTAAAAAAACACATGACGAGTTAAAAGTATTAAAAAATAAACATTATACATTAAAAAAAATTATTACAGGAACAAGCGATGGTCCAGACAAAATGAAATTAATTCAAGATGCAAAAGATAATTTTAATACATTTACATCTATGAGTACTAAACATAAAGAGTTAGAGACTTTAGCAAATGAGTTCGCATTTATGAAGGATGTAAATACTATTGACGACCTTAAAAAAGTAATTAGAGAAGTTGCTGGGAAGTATTGGGCTGATAATTGGGCGCTAAGTTCATTAGAAAGAATATATAATGTAAAATTTATAGTGTTATCTCAAGATCATTTTATTCAAGGAGAAAAGGAACTTGTTTTACAATGCATTAGCGCAGATACAAAATTAGAGGAACAAGGCATATTTGAACCATCTTATTATATTATAACCGAATATTTTCAAAATATTCATTATAAATTAGTTACTTATGATAAAAATGTAAAACGAGGAGCACTTACATTTAGCGAACTGCCTTACAAGATCAAAGAGTTGGTTTTAGAAAAATGTATGGAAAAAAATGCGGGATTATATGTATTAATACCCGACTTTAAAACATTTGCAAATAAAAACGGTGTGGAAACTAATACAATTAGTAAAAAGAGTAGCTATGATACACTGGTTGATACAAAAAGACCCAAGTCACAAGATTATACCAATTCAATAATTATTCAAGTATATAGTAAGTCAAAACACGAAAAAGTAGGCGAAGGTTCCGGTGAAACAATTAAACCCGAATTAAAGATTTCAAAAAATGTTCTTGAATTAAATAATAAGAAAAAATACCCCGATTGGCGGAAAAAGTTAGATAATGATTATTTAGTAGCGAATTTAACAATAGACGGAACTAATTGGACAAGCGTGAAACATTATATGTTAGGAAGCAGATTTAATGGTTTTAATGATATATATAGTAAATTCAAAAAAGAAGGAACATACGGCTCCAATATAGAAGAAGCTCAAAAATATTACGAAACTCAACTAGCAAACAAATCTATAAAACCAACTCTAACAAACGAGGAAGAATTTAGAAAGATTGAACCTGGATTGTTAGAAAAAGCATTATATGCAAAATTTACGCAAAATGATGAGTTACGAGAAATATTATTATTAACCGGAAATGCATTAATTAATAGCTATAAGCAAGGTAAGGGGGCAAGTCCAATGACTGAATTAATGAAAGTACGCAAACTAATAACTAAATAATTAACTATAAATTTTTATAATTGGGTATAAATTTTTATAATTGGGTATAAATTTATATAATTGGGTATAAATTTATATAATTATATAATTATATATATAATTATATATATAATTATAATGACTACACGAAAAAAAAGAAAGATTAGAGACAAAATTCAGACAAAAAAGTTGAATATTATGAAGGGAGGAGTATCTAATGAGATAAAAATACAGGCAGCAGAGGCAGGAGAAGCAGCAGCGACTCCAGAAGGAGCAGCAGCAGCAGCAGCATTCATTGTTAACCGTGATGATGGTACACTTGAAGAACGAGCAATAGCAGCAGGAGCAGCAGCAGCAAAAAAAACAATAGAATTTTATAGAATAGGCGGACAACCAGTAACAGAAGTAGTTAAAGCAAAATCAATAGAAGAAGCAGGAAAAGCAGCAGAACGTGTTGTAACAGCTGATGGATCACAATCACAACAAGCAATAGCAATAGCAAAACTTAGAGCACGGGCAGCAGCGGCAGGAGCAGTAGCAGCATCAACGTCAGTAGAAGCAAGCAGAGCAATAGCAGCACAAACAAAAGAGGAAGCATTACCACTAGCAAGAGTAGCAGCACAAGTAGCAGGAGAAGCAGCAGCACAAGTAGTTAAAACAGAAGTAGGAACAACAGCATCTATTGCAACAGCAGCAGGAGCAGCAGCAGGAGAAGCAATGGAAATAATAGCAAGAGAGATACCAACCGAAGCAGTAAAAATCTTAGTAAGAGATGATGCACCATCACAAGCAGGAAAAGCAGCAAGAATAGCAGTACAAACAATAAGTGGATCAATAGATGAAATGGCAAGAGCTGCAGGAGCAGCTGCAGCAGCAGTAGTACTAATAGATGCAACCATACAAGAAAACAAAGCAGCAGAAGCAGCAAAAGCAGCAGGACAAGCAGCAAGACAGGCAGTAATAGATTTATCAGGAACAGTACTACAACAAACAACAGCAGCAAAAGAAGCAGCACAAGCAGCAGTAATAAAAGCACAAGAATTTAGAGAGACCGAAGATAGGTCAACATTCGACTTTCTAGATCAAAGCAAAATGAAGGCAAGAAAAGAAAGAGAAAAACAAAGAGAAAAACAAAAAGCAGAATCTGTAAAAACAGCAGCACAAGAAGGAGAAAAGATACCAAAAGCTAGATATGAGAGCGATATATCAGGAATTATACAAATACGTATAGACTCACAGATAGATTTTAGTGGAAATAAAACAGAAACTGAGTATTTGGGAATTTTAAGTGATGTCTTGGATAATATGCGCAACATCAAAGCTCTATATGAAAGCAAATTTGATAACTTACAAGCAGAATCTGTTGAATTAGCACAAACACAACAAAGAGAACTAATGGATGAAGCTAGCAATGAGATTCAAAAGCACTATAAGCTAATAAATACAATAATGATGCCAAAAATTATTACGGAAAAAAAGATAGATTTAAAATACAGATGGGCGATAATAGCAAGTGAAGATGCAACGCTAATTCTTAAAGATTACTGGCGTGGTAAGCTTAACCCTTTTGTGTCATATAAAACGAGTAAAGGTGTTGAATATACAGTATTAATCAAAGAAGTAAAACAAAACTATAAGGACGGTCCATGGAGTTTAGATGTATGGATTCCAGATGAAAATGGAGAAAAAATTAGTATAGAGTATCCAACCACAAATCAACCATCAAGTAAATTATCAGTAAGTATCATTGGTGAAGGTGCAAAAGAAACTTATGATACATTTAAAGTCAGAACTATAGATCTTAATTGGGTAAAATTTATTGACCATCCTAAATATGACATAAATAAAGAAAATAATATAGCACCAGCGATGAACATAGAAAAAGGTACTAACTTAGGTAGAAGGAATATGGCAAGGATGTTAGCAGAGACTCCATTGGTGAAATGGAGCACACCAGCAGCACTTACCAAATTGGCAAATATAGATTCTAAAGATGTGACACGAGGATTAACAAGTGCTAGTAAAACAATACAGCAGTATACTTCGCGTCCCGTACGCGAACAATATAAAGAACATTTAGAAGAATTACTAGAAAGTATAGCAAATGAAAAAAACGAGTATAAAGACCTATTAAAAAAAAAGATAAAGTTTGGTAAGAATAAGCAATCAATAAAAGCAATACTCCTTTCTAAAGTTTCATATATATTAGCACAAGGTCAATCAAGATTTGATTGGTTTAAAGGACAAAAAATTAAAGAAGAATATAGTAATAAGGAAGGTAATGAAGAACATAGTAAGAAGGAAGATAATGAAGAAGCTAATGAACCAGTAAAAGTAGTAGTTGAAGACGGAACTAAAACACAAAAAGGTGGTTTGCTGATAGGTTTTTCCAGAGATGTAAGTAAAGACGAGACTAAAAGCTTTATTTATTTTATATTAGATGGGTTAGAAAAAATAATTGATCTCACTACTGATGACAAAGATGACAAAACAAAAGATGTATTACTAGCGAAATATTTACAAGTTTTATTTAAAAAAGTAGATTCGAGTCAGTTAAACGTATTATTAGGACATATAGATATTAGTAAAGAAGTATTTACAAATGTTGTTAACTATTTTGCTAAAAAGCTAACTGATGATACAAAAGATGGATCAACTGATCCAAGTGATTATGTCGCTAATATTTCTAAACTTAAGTTTGGTTTGAAACATAATATGAATTCATTGGTTACAACTATTGTTGATATTACATTAAATATAGGAGAATTACAACAATTTGAAGGTAATAAAGATGGAATGGCTAATCATTTAGATATGAATTATAGCAGGGCTATGAATATACCTTTTGGTGATGATAAGAAAAGAATATCAAATCTTGAATTATCTCAAGCCTTAAGAGAAATTTTTGGTGGTGAATTAAGCAAATTAGTTGAATATAAGGAAAAAATTAAAAAAGTAGATGACTTAATAGACACTATAGATAGTGATAATATTCACACTAAAATAGAACAAATAAATGGTATTATAAAGGTGGCATCATTTACAGACACAGAAATTAATTATACACTGCCAAAAACACTAAGCTCGATCCTTGAGACTACAAAAGAAGATAAGGCTAAGACACCAGCGGAAGAATTAGCTAATATGCGCAGCTTAATAAGTGAATTTATAAAGGCACAAGATCAAGCTAAGAAAGCTGATTTACTTGCTAAATTACAAGCAGCCACAACAACACAAGTAGTATCAGCAACACCTGTAGTAACAGGAGTACCAGTAGTACCACCACTTAAATGATAAATATTAATGTATAATAATTTTATATATATAATATAAGTATGTCAACTATTAAAAAAGGCACAAATAAAGCTAAGAATTATACAAAAAAGAAACGCAGCATAATTTATAATAATTCTAAAATTCTGGTCAATTTTTATAAGCAAAGCAAAGATTTAGATACTACATTATTTGGTATAAGTATAAATAAAAATAGTATAATGAGTAAATTTTTAGAGCATGTGTATATGCAATTCAATAATAAACAACAAATAATAAATGGTATAACAATAGAGAAATCGCGATCACAAATAGATAATAAAAATATAATTAATAGCAAAATTACATCAATAGTTAACAAATATTTAATACAAAGTAAATATATTGATAAAAATATTATAAATTTTATAATAACTAACGTACATAATTGTAAAATAGTTACTTATGAAAATATAATAAAAGGCAAGAGCTATGTTTTCGACTTTATAATTTATAATGACGAAATAGCTATAAAAAAATTGGATATTATTGTTGAAAAAATGTTACTATTATTACAAGTATTAATAGCAATATCAAATAATGAAACTCGAAATGGACAACATATAACTTTTTTTTTAACTCCATTTCTTAAAGAATTAAATAATAATAAAGATATTTTAGGGGCAAAAAATGTAAATACAGGATTTACTTATCCATACTTAGAAAATGGAGTAACATTTATTTATAGGAAAGAAGAGTTTTTCAAAGTGTTTATTCATGAAAGTATTCATTATTACGGCATAGATAAAGCATTACATCAAGATTTAAATAATACCAGCAACTATAGTAATTTTATAAATTTATTTAATATAAGCAATAAGCATTATAAAAAGATAGGTATTCAAGAGTCGTTGACAGAATTTTGGACATTTGTGATGCTTTTATGTGTAATAAGTTATAAAAAAAATATAAAATTAGCGAACTATATTTATGAATTTGAGAGATTATACAAGACAGAGCTAATACATATAATATTCCAATTAGTTAAAATATTAAATTATAATAATTTAACATATGTACAATTATTAAGTAATTCAACTACAAATACGCATACAAATACGCATACAAATAAATATAAAGAAACTTCGCATACAAATAAATATAAAGAAACTTCGCATATTTTTAGTTACTATATAGTTAAAGCCATATTGGTGTATAATCACGAGGACTTATTTAAGTCTAATATTTTTGATTTAGATTTTTCAACAAAGATAAATATATGCTTAAAGCAGGACAATGTCAGTATTAATAATTTCTTAATAAATTTGCGAAAATATGCGTTAAATACCCAATTTATAGCTCTTATAAGTAAAGTAGGTATTTTATTTAATAAAATTCAATCGAATATATATATGAAATCAATATATAGGCAAAAATTTATTTTAAATAATTTAAGAATGATGTCAAACGAATTGATTATAATATAATATAATTATATAGAAATTATTATTATATATACAATAAATAATAATAATAATTATAAAATTAATAATGATTATTAATGTAAATAAATGTATTCAGCAAAGAGCACCAACTAATGATATAACTGCTTCTAATAATAATAATATTATGGAACACTATTTAAATTTAGCTATTAAAAACAAGAAATCATATATAAAAATTTTAGCTGAGGATTTTACTATTCCCACATATGAATATTATAGTAATATATTAAAATATAATTATAATGTTTCACAGTTAAAATGTATAGCAAAACATTATAAATTAAATGTTAGCGGTGCTAAGGAGTTTTTAAGAAGGAGACTATTTAACTTTTTATATTTCAGTTATAATATAATAATTGTTCAAAAAAACGCGCGTTATTTTTTAATTAAAAAATATATAAAATCTCACGGTCCGGCTTTTTTTAATAGATCACTATGTTCTAATGATGTTGATTTTTGTACCTTAGATTGCTTAACAAATATTCAGTATAGTCAATTTATAAGTTTTAAAGATGACAATTCTCATATATACGGGTTTGATATAAAATCTTTATATAATTTGTTTATTAAATCAAATAATAACAAAAATAATGTTAGCGCAAGCACCGCTATTAGCACCGCCAACAATTCAACAAAGGTTCAAAATCCATTTACTAATTTGTATTTTTCATATAATATACTGCAACAATTATTAGAATTTATTAGAATAAGCGCTATATTAAAGATAGATCTTGATTTAAATTATGATGAATTATTAGGTATATCATTGACTAAGCAAATTGAGATGAAAGTGTTATCGTTGTTTCAGAGGATTGATAGGTTAGGAAATTATACAAATATAAAATGGTTTATGGAATTAGATAAATATGGGCTAATACAATTTATAAGAGAACTTGCTGATATATGGAACTATAGGGCAAATTTGTCCCAAGAAACTAAGAGAGATATTATTCCGCCTCTTGGCAATCCTTTTAATAGTGAGCATATTAATATCAACAATCTACCTCAATATAATCTTATACAAATCAAGAAATATAGTATTCAAATTATAGACTTAATGATTAATAAAGGAGTTAATGAGAATTCTTGCACTTTAGGAAGTTATTATGTTTTATGCGCGTTAACTATGGTTTCAACTGACGCAGCTAATAGCTTACCGTGGCTTTATGAGGCTGTGACTGTTAATTTTTAAAGTATTATATTAATTTTTAAAGTTTTAAATTAATATATTAATTTTTAAAGTTTTAAAGTTTTAAAGTTTTAATTTTAATTCGTTTGTTTTTCAACCCTTTAGCAATTTAAAATAATAATTAATTAATATATATATTAATTACTAAAACAATTTAAAAGAAATTAGTTATAATAGATTATAAAAAATGCCATCGCACAAGAAAAAGCCCGACGAAGCTGTCTCTGTTGAAGTTCCTCAAACTCCAGTTAAAAAGACAAAAGCTACAAAAACAGTTGTTGAACCAGATTCTAAAGAACCAGATGCTAAACCAGTTGTACCAAAAACCAAAGCTCCTTCCTCTAAGTCTGTAAAGGCCGAGCCACCGGTTCAGGAAGTTGTTTTAGATTCTCAAAAAGGCGTTCAAGAGATTGAAAATATTGTAGTTACAAGCGATGCTGTTGACCACTCTATTACATCAGGCTTTTCGGATTTCATTACTAAATTTCAATCAATGCTTGTGAATTTCAATTCACTAAAGACTGAGCTACGTAATTTAGAGAAAATGACTGTAAAGCAATTAAAAGTTGCTGAAAAACTAAATAACAGAAAGCGTCGCAAGGGCAATCGTGCTCCAAGTGGATTTGTTAAGCCATCGTTAATTAGTGATGAGCTTGCAAAGTTTTTAGACAAGCCATGTGGAACTGAAATGGCGCGCACTGATGTAACTCGTGAAATTAACAAGTATATTCGTGCAAACAACCTTCAGGATAAAAGCAACGGTCGTAAAATTAACCCAGACAAGCCACTAACACAGCTTCTAAAGGTTAGCGACACCGTTGAACTCACATATTTCAATCTCCAGAAATATATGGGTCCTCACTTCCCTAAAGTTGCTAAAGTTGAGGCGCCTGTGGCTACTGCGTAAAGAAAATAGAAAATAGAAAATAGAAAAATAGAAAAATAGAAAATAGAAAATAGAAAAATAGAAAAATAGAAAAATAGAAAATAGAAAATAGAAAAATAATTTAATTTTAATATTTAATGCTTAATCAAGCATTAAATATTAAAGAATGATATAAAGAATGATATAAAGAATGATATAAAGAATGATATAAAGAATGATATAAAGAATGATATAAAGAATGATATAAAGAATGATATAAAGAATGATATAAAAAAAATTGAATAGAAAAATTAATAATAGTTCTTAAGTATTGATCAATTGATCGATGATTATGATGAAACAAGTAATGAATGCATTAACTTTAATGACAATGATGGTCTTAATTTTCAATATGTTCTTTGTTATTAAAGTTGCTTTGGAATATATGATGCTTCCGAACATAGTGCCGTTAATTTGGTTTATTGTTGCTGTTCCTACGCCATATTTCGCAACTATGCTAACAGCTCCGTTATTAAATTGAGAGAAAAAAAGAGGATTGTAAGTAAAATATTTTTTTTAGTATGCTCCATTACCCCATACAGTTGTTGGACTAATTGTTCCTAAAAATTGCGACATTTTATCACGGCATTCACTTTCCCAACGACAATAAGGAGCACCCGATGCTTTCATTATTGCATAACATGATGGATTTACATCATCATATAACCCACAACCAGGATTATTTGATGGATCACAATAATTTCCATTATTTGTTTGTCCATATTTATACACTCGCCATCTATTAGGCCACGCTTCGCAAAAGTCTTGTGCTGATAATTCAGCAATCTTAAAATCATAGGGTGAATATCCACCATAATCGATTAACTGTCTGGGCGTATATCCAGCAAGTTTGGCCTCTTGAACACTATAACCCATTGATTTCAAGTTTAGAGGCTTTGAGAAAGTAATATTATGAATTTCAGAAAGAGTAAATCCAGCTGAGTGAGCCTGTATATGATTCCAACCTCTTTCAGCAAAGTCAATGCTAGTATACCCAGCTTGCGGAAGAGCCAAGTATTTTTCAATTGATGCTAGCTTACTATCGTATTGAGCCTGCATCAAATTAACTTGATTTTGCAAATTAGTAATATAATTGTATTCAATAATAAAACTAACAACACAGAATAAATAATACACAAAATTGAAGCTAATATAGCTAGTAATACATTTGGATTTTTGTGAGGCGTATTCCAATCCATTCTTAGAACGTTGGACTACTATTTTAGATGCACGAATAGATAATGATGCCAAACTCTCGTTAATAGCGTTGTCTTCTTCAACAATCGGAATACCAATAAAGACATGCTCGCATTTCTGTGCCATAGTTATAGTGGTTTATGTAATATTATTTGATACAAAAAACAATAATAATCAATTTTTTTTAGATACAATAAATTAAATTGTGACCACTAACTATTCAAAAATTAAATAAAAAGGATTTAAAAAGAGCAAATATATATTTTTTTTATATGAACACATATTTATAATTATTATTTAAAACAATAGCTCTAATATTATTATATTAGCTTTAATGTTTGGACTTACTATGAATAGTCTTTATAAATATAACTTACTCAAACCACTTGAATTTGTTTTAGTGACGAGATTTAGTCATAGTCACATAATTTATAATGAATTAACAAAATCATTATTAATTGATAATTCTCTCAAAAAAGAATTAGAACTATTAGAAAGAAGAAGAAGAAGAAGAAATAAAAATATTAAAGACAATAAAAATGTTAAAGACACTATTCAAACTATTGAAATGAGTGAGAGCCATGCCATAGAGCCATATAAAAAGAAAAAATAAATTGTATCCATTAACCATACGAAAATAAAATAATAATTTAAAAAATAAAAATTAAAATTAAATTAAAAATAAAATTGATTTAGAAAGATAAATATATAATTATTAATATTCTATAAACTCAATATGGCGACTATTGTATCTGGTGCTGCGTTCAATGCTAACACTGATTATGTGTATACCAAGCCCAAGATTAATGCTAATAACGGCAAGTCTATTGGTATTCTTAACAAGCAAGATATGAAGCCACTATATATTAGCACACCTCTTATGTTAACTTGGGGAGTAAATGAGTGGTCGGATGATAAAACAGGAAAGAAGTCCTATGACTTAGCGCTTCAGTTTCCAAATGAGGAAAATAGTGAATGTAGTGCATTCTTAAAGAATATGCAAGCACTTGAAATGCGTATTAAGAGCGATGTGATTACCAACTGCAAAGAATGGCTTGGTAAGCCTAAAATGAGTTCGGATGCTGTTGATGCGCTATGGAGCCCTATGCTAAAGTATACCAAAGATAAGGCATCGGATGAAATTGATTATTCGCGTGCTCCAAGTTTAAAGGCTAAACTTATTTATTGGGAAGGTGAATTTAAAGATGCTAAAGATAGGCTTGAAATTTATAACGAATCTTATGAGTTACTATTTCCAAATGATGATAATAATTCTATTACTGATTTTATGGTTAAGGGTTCAAGCGTAGCAACTCTTATTAAATGTGGAGGTATTTGGGTTGCGAATGGAAAGTTTGGTGTTACGTGGAAATTAGTTCAGGCAGTTGTTAAGCCAAAGACCAGCCTAAGTGGAAAGTGTCATATTATGCTATCTGAAAAAGATAGGGAAAAGCTGGTTGCGCCAGTAGATGATGAGGATGATGATGATGAACCAGTAAAGATGGTTTCAAGCGTTACAGAGGTTCCTGATAGTGACGATGATGAGGAACCAAAAGAAGAAGTAAAGGAACAACCTGAAGAAGAGGTTAAGGAACAACCTAAAGAAGAGGTTAAGGAACAAGTAAAGCAAGTGGATGTTGAAGACGCTCCTAAGAAGAAGCGTATTGTTAAGAAGAACTAATTATTTAAAAAAAACAAACTAAAAACAGCATATTTATTAGCAAAACCATTTTTTTTATAAGTATATAAAAATTATACTTATAAAATAAGAATTATGATAAATGTATATGAAAATATATGTCAGCTTTTTGTGTATTATCTAAAATATTAGATGTGTTTATTTTTGGTATTCCTTTATTTTTTGCACAATAAACTTGATAGGGCGAAAATTTTAGATCACTAATATTTATTTCAATAGGGTAATGTTCTTCAATATTAATAACAATATTAACAATATTATTTCTAAGTAAATCTGTAATAGTATTATAATTATTATAATAATTATAATGAATATTATTATTAGTGTCAATAGTAACGTGGTCTTTTAATAAAGGCTCTATTTTAATAATGTTATTTTCATAATTTAATTCGTTATGCCATAAAGGAATATAAACTATAGCATTATGTATTTCTAATTTATAAATATCACTATTTAATAGATTTAATAGGTTGGGAGTTAATATATAAATACTGTGGTCTTGTAATTTCTCTTCTAAAGTGGTTTTAATAATTTCTATAATAGAATCATAAATATTTATATTGTCATTTGTATTGTCATTTGTAGCATTGTGATTTTTTTTATAGTTTAATAAATAGTGATAAAGGTCTTCTAAAATAACTATTGAAAAATATTCAAATAAGTTTGTTAATAATGCTTTAATATGAATATGCGCTTTTATTTTAAAATTAATTATGTCTTTTTTAAAATTATCAGTATTCTCGCTATTAGAATAAAAATTTATTATGAAATTTAAAAATAGTACTAATAAGTCATCGTTATTATTATCATCGTTATTATTATCTTTGAAATCATTATTATAATTAGTAATAAGTTCTTTCAAAATAGTGTAAGCACAATTAATATTTTGAAATAGCAATGTGGCGTCTTCATCTATATTATTTTTATCTGGATGATAAATAATACATTGAATATGATAATATTTTCTCAATTCATCAAAACTAATATTATGAATATTGTCAATAGTATAGTTTGTAATATTTAATATGTGCAGCGCCTCACTTATTTTCATTTATTAACTCTATTAAATATAATGTAAAACCTTCTAAATGAAAAATAGGTCTATAATTATTGTTGTAATTTTTAAAAAAAAATATGCTATTTAAAATCAGGTCGTAAATTTTATTAGAAGCTACCAATTTATTAACTATTAAAGATTGTATTATATAAAAGAAACATTCGTGACTATTTAAATGATTGATTAAAATATCATACAATAAGGTCCTAATATTTGTAATATTGAAATTATTGCTACAAATTATATTAATATAAGTATTGCATATTGCTGAATGTTGCTCAATATATTTTAGATTATTTGAAATATCTAAATGTGTAAAAATGTTTGGATTGTTTACTTTATTATAAATAGCATCCAAATCTGCTTCCTTATCTTTATGTAAGTTCTTAAGAAAAAGTTTATTATTTTTGCTACATATAGCATTCACGTTTTTTTTGCTTAACTTAGCAAAATTAATAGTTCTGCAAATGTTTATTATTTTTAATGGTATAAAGCTCACGCATTCTGTAATAATAATGTATTTAATATTTAAAGTTGAAAATAATTCTTTTTGCATATAATTATATAGCAAGTCCAATAAGTCATAATTAATTTTATCAAAATTGCGAAATACAATATATCCTTTTTTAATAGGTGAGGATGCTATTGAATTATATATAATATTATATATTTCATTCCATACAGATTTGCTATTATATATAAAGTTTTCCACATCTATTTCATAATGAATGTCGCTAATTTTAATATAGAACTCCGTTTTTGTTAGATTAATATGTAATTTTTTCTCATATTTTAACTTAGTTGGACTAAAATGCTGCAACAGTTTTAATGCATTTTTATATTTATAAGAGCAAGGTGGTCCATAAAATATATAATTTATAAAATTATTGTTATTGTTATTGTTATTGTTATTGTTATTGTTATTGTTATTGTTATTGTTATTGTTATTGTTATTGTTATTGTTATTGTTATTGTTTATGTCATTGCTATTGCTATTGCTATTGCTATTTGTTTCCTGCGTTTCACTATTTATTATTTGTATTAAATCTTTATTAAAACTATAATTGCTGTTTTCATTTATAATTTCATTATAGTTCTTTCTTAAATTCATTATTGACTATTGTCTAATGACTATTGATTAATAGTAAATCTATATTTTTATATATATATTTATAACATTATATATAAAAAATAATTAAAACTATTATTAGTTAGTAATATAGCTTGCTCTATGATTTGTGAAAATCTACAAAATTTAAATTATGAATCAATAATAATAAATGAACCTATTAAAAATAGTGCAGTTCAATATAATTATTTCTATAAGTTGCTTTATTCGACAAATATTGTTACGCTAACAAGTATATTTGTTATATTTGAACTTAATAATTTGTCATATGAAACTGACAAAATAAAATTTGATAAAAGTGCGCAAAATAACACTGTTTTTAATAAACTAATAGAATTAGAAGACTATGTATTAAATTTAATAAGAGACCCTAAGACTAAATTATTTAAGCTCAAAGAGTTATATGAAAATCAATTTTTCAAATATACATTAAATGATGATACTGAAAATTTACATAATTATAATTATGTAAATGAAATTACTAATACTAATGCTAATAATAGTAAAACATTTATAATAAAAATATCAGGTATATGGGAGTCTAAGGATTCAATTGGTTTAACATTTAAATTTATAAAGGCTAACAAGTTTATTGAATTTATATAGGAAGAGGAGTTTCATCTGTTGAAAAAAACTGCAAGCTAATATGTATCATCATTAAAAAAATAATATTAATAAGAGATAAAATGTATACCGCATTTTTTGATAATTCTATTTTCATATCATTCTTAGTGGTCGGTCCGTCTTTTTTATCTACACTAACTAAATAAAAAAACATATATGTTGATACTAAACCTATCTGTATTATTGATAATACTGATGACATAAATGTATATGTATGATATTCGTTCGTTACACTATTAGAATTTATTCTTTTAAAATACAGGAAGTTAAGAAAGATAGTATATATTAATACTGCTAATGTTAAAAATATTGGAGTTAGATTAGAAGCTAACATTTCCGCAAAATTTCCTGTTGATTCAAATATATTTTTTGTAACATATATTCCCATAAATAACATAATACTAATCGCAAGTGCGGCTAAACCATATCCCCATATGGTAGATGTAGCAGGACCAGTGTTTCCTAATCGAGAGTATTTTTCTGGAAAAAATAATTTTATAATAATACCCATACACGCTAAAACAATAAGTACCATAAAATCTAAGTTATTATTGTGTGATAACCCAAAACCAAAAATGCCCTGTTTATTTATAATACTATTTGTATCTAAATCTAATGAAGATAATTTTGGAGTAGGTTTTTTATCAAGTTTTTTACTTGGATTGTCTGACATATTAATTTATGTATATATTATATAGTCAAAATATATTAAATAGTAAAAATAATTTATTAATTAGTCAAATATATATTAAATAATTAAATAATTAAATAATTAAAAAGCTATTAAAAAACTATTTAATATATTATTAAATATATAGTATTATAAATGAATCACACTAATCCGTTAGTAACAACAAAACATAATTTTGTTTTAGATAGAAAAATTTTATTTATTGATAGCAATGATCGCGACAAAGAACGTTGGCCAAATGCTTCCGAATTTGAAATAACTTGTCCTCAAAATTATACTAATGTTGAATCGTTACGATTAGCTAACATAATGTTGCCTAATTTTTTTTATAATATAAGCGAACACTTACAAACAAATAAGATGATAGTTGAATTGTCCGGAACTCAATATTCAATTATGTTAGAAGATGGTTATTATAATTACACTCAATTACAGTCCGCTTTGTTAACTCAATTTAAAGCAATAAATCCTATATATAGTGCTAACTTTGATATTTCTTATAACCCAATTAATCGCAAATTTACTTTTACTAATTCATCAATTCAATTTGTATTCAGATTTGATTTACCTATTAAGTATGATTGTGTTAAAGATAACTATAAAACAGATATATATGCTCAACATAGTAATTGGGGTTTAGGTTATATTTTAGGTTTTGATAAAAAAAGATATTCTACTATTATTGCTCAATCACCTCCTAATATAATTTCTCCTAATCCGTGCGATTTAGAAGCTAATAAATGTATATATATTGAATTAGAAAAATACAATAAATGTGATGAGATCAAACCTTTTTTATACTATAATTTTAGCAATTCTAATTCGGGTATAGTAAATTCGGCATTTGCTAAAATTCCTATTTATCCATCTCAAGAAAATAAAGGTTTAGCAAATGATGGATATTTAGAAACAATTAGTTATTTTCAACCACCTATTGATAAAATCGCTAAATTTAAGTTAAAGTTTAGATATCATAACGGTATGTTAGTTGATTTACATAATTGTAATATTTCTTTATCGTTAGAAATAAACCAGATTCGTAATGAAATGAATAATTATGAAGTTAGAAGTCCGTTTAAAATATAACTTGTAACTTATTTTTAAAGACCATTTTCTTTGTTGAAGCATTTTCCACATAATGGAATATATTGATTATATCCAATTAATATTTGTAAATAATTATTAGGAACTGTTCTATGACTAAATTCGGATTCACCATTACATAGCTTACAAGTCCCTTTTAGTGCAAAAACTGTTGCTGCGTTTGAAATTAAATTCATCATAGAGCCGAATTTTTCTCGTTTATAATCTAAATCTATACCACATAATATTACATCTTTTCCTAATATTTCATTTAAATATAATACTGTTTTATCAATGTTTTCAAAAAACTGTCCTTCATTAATGAAAATAAACTGTGCGTTTAAAATAATATGTTTAGTTTTTTCATTATTGATAAAATCATCTATGTCAATTACACTATAACAATCTATTTTTTTGCCATCGTGCGTTATAATTTGATTTTCACCATAGCGAGTATCTAATTTATAATTTAGCGCTACGCATTTTTCTTCTCCGTATATACTTACACTGGCGTTGTATAATTCTAATAATTTTGTAGTCTTTCCAGAGAACATAGGTCCATAAATAAGAGTAATTTGCGGAGCATTTTTAATCATTTTCTATATTTATTATATGTTATAATAAATATTAATAAATAATAACTTATTATAAATTAATATATCAATTTTATTACAAGTTATTTTATTATAATAAAATTAATTATAATATAATTGTATTATAATATGACTGATTGGAGCGACGATATTGACCGCGTTCTTAATAATATACGAATAAATTGTATTATATTGAGCAAATTACATAAGCAGCGTTATTTTGAATTAAAAAGTAACTTAAAATATTATCGTCTTCCTGTTATAATATTGAATGGTGCAAATAGTATTATAGCAGTTGGTTTGCAACCTTATGCTGATCAAGGAACAATTAGTTTAGCAACCTCTCTTATTGCATTAACTTGCGGTATAATAGGGTCAATAGAATTATATTTAGGTATTCAAAAACGACTTGAAAATGATATGATTAGTCAGCGCGATTATTACTTATTAGGTGTAGATATATATAAAACATTGAGCCTTAATAAAAATAATCGCCCGATACCCGCTAAAGACTTTTTAGAAAAGAGCTACAATACATATACTAAGCTAATTGAGAGCTCTTCAACACTTGCGCGAATAAAGGGAGATAAATTAATACCAATAGAATTAAATATTGATAATGAAGAAAATATTGTGCTAACTCCTATTCCTATTAGAGGAAGAGTTGATTTACCGGATAGAAATGTTGCTTTATCAGTTGCGGAAAATGAAAGTGAATAAAAAGATCAAAATAAAAAATTGATGCTATTTATTATTTACTTACTAAATAATAAATAATAATGTCTCCTGGACCTACAAACATTGAAGATCCAACATTTTTAGCAACATTACAAAACATATTAGCCGTCTTAGAAGATGATGTAGCGCCATTAATTCCAGAGAATATTTATTTAACATTGGTAAGTCAGTTACAAATTTTATATGGTATACATAATAATAGTGGTCATGGTAGTGTTAGTCTTATTGCGGGCTTTGGGCGGTTGACGGGTATTGTTTCTAATTCAAATAGCAATAATGTTAGTAATATTAGTAATGTTACTAATTTTACAGATTCGTTGTCAATAGTAGAAAGAATGTATGATTCTATGTCATATGTAGAAAGGGAGAGAGCATATGAAAATAACAATTATACTAATCTAATGAACACAGCGCAAAATTATTGGAATGCTATGTCGTCAGATGAACAAAGGGAGTATCGTACTAATATGCGTCGTAATGAGATTGAATTTGGAGGACCCATTCATAGAATTATTTATCCGCGTTCATAATTAAATTTAATCTGACAAGTATTATAACTCAAAATTATTATTAATAAATGTAGTCAGCTTTTTATAATCTTCAATAAATATATTTTTATTGCCTTGATACTTAAATACTATATTGTTTTTTTTCAATTCAAGTTCTGTTGGTGGATATAACTCATTCCAAGCTAATATTATGGAACTATCTATAACATTTGAGAGATTTAATAAGGGATAACTATATTTCATATAGGCAAGTGACCTGGCAATTGTTCCGCGAGAATAATTACATGGAATATAAACTTTTTGACTTGCTATTATATCGCCACTATGAGAGAATTTCTTATTACTACGTAAATTGTTTGTATAATAATTTGTTAAATATATATTGTGCATATCTTTATTTGCCTTGCTATAATGTTTTGTAAATGATTGAGGAAATATATGTTCTGCTGTAAGATTATTATATTTAGTATAATTTAAATTACTAAAATTATTAAAACTATTTATATTGCATTCCTCACTACAATTACAAAAATCATTATATAAGTCATAATAAATATTATTATTATAGTAATTTTGTTTTATAGTTTTTATAGAATAATATTTCGAAGGCAATACACGACTAATAGAATTATAATTTCTACTCAATAAAAGACTAACAAACAATTTAGTTTGAGAGAGACAGTTAAAAAAACGCATATTAGCTTTTAAAACTAATATATATTTTTCTAAATATAAAATATAAGTTTATAAAAAAATGATATAAAAAATGATAAAAGAAAATTGATAACTATTATTAATTGTTGCTATTATTTATTACTATAAATAATGATGTCTATTCAACATAGTTATACAGGAAATCAAAACAAAGACCCAACATTTTTAACAACATTAAAAGCAATATATGCAGTCATAAACGATGATGTTTCACCTTCAATTACAGATAATACATATTTAACATTGTTAGATAATTTACAACTTTTATATGTATGTCATGTAAAAGTTGTAGTAGTTTTAATAGTAATTACACTATTACTGATTTTAGCATTATTAGTAATATTAGTAATGCTATTACTAAGATAAATGATATAAAAAAAATTGATAACTATTTTTTTTATGAAAACATTAATCATTATACTAACATAATATGACCGGTCATAGACCTAACGCACAACAAAATAATGAATTTTTATCAACAATGCATACTATGATTGATGATTTAGATACTATTTCTCCCAACTTTGATGAGGTTATTTATGTAAGGTTGGTAAATGGACTGCTACGACTGTATAATATACATAATTCTGAACTACAAGCATCAAGCACTAATAACAGAGAAACTTGGGCTCGTGAGCAACGTCAAATATTTAATGAACAAAATATTACAACTGCTTTAGCAAGACATTACGGAAGAGTTTATGATAGTAGTGGTGTTCTTATACATAATGATATTGCTACTATAAATGACGCTTACCCAGTAAATGCTGATCCAGTAAATGCTATTAATCCTATTAATCCTATAATTACTAATCCAAATGTTTATATTAATGCTAATTATGATTATTGGAATGAAAACAATCAGGCACAAAATCGGGATAGTGCTAGTGCTAGAATTAGTTATACTTCTGTTACTTCTACTCATTGGATTGAAGCCGCATTGCGTGAAGGCCTGCGCAGTGCGCATTAAATTATTTAGCGATTTTATAATATAAAAAGGTTGTTGTGCCAAGTAAAATACCACCCCATAATGTGTCTAAAATAACCAATAATGGTGACCAATCTTTAAAAAAAGCATAATTTGTTGTTTCGTATACTCCATTTATAAGGACGCCTAATAAAAACGCATCCTTAGGACTAGCATTTTTTCTTATTATGAAATAATATAATCCAGAAACCAATATTATATAACATGCTAAGGCAGACATTATATTAATTTTTACGTCTGCTTTTTGTATATTTTTAAGTAGTGGTAGCATAAAATCTCTGAATAAATATAAATAACTAAAGTCCAAAATCAACATTATTGTTGCAATAATAATAATACTTTTCCACATTTATAAATAATAGTATAATAAAATAATCCTTTTTTTATTTTTTTCTTATTATTTTTTATTATTTTTATTATACTATATATTATATGAAAATTTCATCACTTTATAAAAAAAACACGAAATTAGTGGTAGTAATTTTAATAGCTATTATATTATTTTTCTCAGTTGTAAATGCTTCCAATGATTTATCCAATGATTTAGAAAACTTTACATACGAACAAAGCATTTATCAAGGTAAAATTACTAATAACACTAAAACTAAAGATAAAACTAAAGATAAAACTATAACTAATAGTAACGCTATAACATAAATTATAATCCATATTTTTCTTTGATCCAAGATTTTAAAAATTCTAATGAGCAATTTTTATAATCATCATTAAACTCGTTCAACTTAAAGAATTGTGGTTTTTTCATCTTTTCCGTTTTATAAAGTATATAATCTCCATATTTTCCTTTTCTAATTGACAATTCATTTGATATATTACGAACAAGTCCATTCGAATCACTTGAGCAGTCGTTTAAAATACTTATAGCATCTTCAAGCTTAATCTCTTTAAATGGAACATTTATTTTAATAGTTTTGAGAGATTTACGCACGTCTCCGCACTCTAAAAAGTAACCAAATTTACCATTTTTTAAATAAACCGGAACATCTTTAAAGTTTCCTAAAACCTTGCTATTTTCTTCTTTTATTTCTATTAATTCATCTAATTTATAGGAACCCGCTTTAAGCTTAGTTATGTCTATGTCTTTTTTAACTCCATAAAACCCGAGAGACCCATCTTCTTTTGTATATTTAATAGTTGGTCCGTTTTTTCCTATTAAATATGTATGTTTGGAGTCTATTGCTATTTGTAATTTTTGCTGACTATTACTTTTATTTGAAGCATTAATATTAGTAGCTACTAAGTTATTGGTGCTTATTAAATCATTAATAAGACAATAACATTCGTCACATAATTCATAATATTTTTTATTTCCTATTGCTATATTATCTAAATTGTCTTCCATTAATTTTGTATAATCATAGTCAAATAACTTATTAAAATGCTTCAATAAAAATTCAATCACAAATATACCTGTTTGTGTTATAACCAATTTGTTTTTTTCATTACCGAATTCTTTAATTCCTCGCTCTTCACTAATATCTCCATTAGCTATTAGTGTATAATCTTGTGTATCTATTTTTTTACCCTCTATATTTTGCTTTGTTACATAGTTTCGCTCTTGAATTTTCTCTAATAATGATGAAAAGGTGGATGGACGTCCTATACCTTTTTGTTCTAATAATTGAACTAAATGAGCTTCGCTATGATGTGATTTCAATTCTTTTAGCGTTTGCTTACAAGTAATTTTTTTATAGTTAATTTGCCCTTCTATAATATTTCTAAAATATGTATAATATTTTTCTTCTTCTATTCCGTTGACTGCTTTCCAACCAAGAAATACATTTTCTTCTGCGCTATATTTATATAGCGTTTCACATGGACCATTAATATTTATGACTAATTGTAAATATTTCGCAGGAGCCATCATACTTTCTAAGCTATTTGTCCATATTAATCTATATAATTTTTTATGTTTTGCGCTATATTCTTCTTCGTTATCTGGAATATTGTCAAGATCAATATGCGTCGGTCTAATTGCTTCATGTGCGTCTTGTGTGTTGTTTTCATTGTTTTTAATTGTTGGTTCTGTTGATTTTGTTGATTTTGTTGATTTTTTTGTAACAGTCGCTTTAACATTATCATTATTATCATTATTATCATTATCATTATCAGTATTAAGGTTTTCATCTTTATTTTGAATTAATTTATTTATACTTGGATGAATATATTCGGCTCTATATTTTTCGGATATATAGAGTTTGCTTTCTTCAATAAAGTCTTTGCTATATACTTTGCTATCAGTTCTCATATATGTAATATATCCGCCTTCATATAACTTTTGCGCTAATGCCATTGTTTCTTTAGGTGATATATGCATATTATTATTTGCTGCTTGTTGTAGCCCCGATGTTGTAAACGGAAGCGGGGGATTTTTGATTAGTTCGCGTTCTTTTGCTTTAGTTAAAGTGTGCGCATATGTTTTGCTTTGTTCGAGAAAATCTTTTACTTGCACATCATTGTCAAAATTTTTATTTAATGTAAATTGAATATTTTTACTTGTAAAATATCCGCAGCTATTATAAGTCATTTTTCCAGGAGACTCTTGAATTTCTTTATAATTATCATATACAAGTCTGAGGGCAGGAGTTTGACAGCGTCCAGCACTTAATGCGTTCTTGCTGTTTGAGACAATATATTTCCATAATAATGGAGTAATAGTAAATCCAACAATTAAATCAAGAATTTGCCTTGCTTGTTGGGCATAAACTAATTCCATATTTATTCTTCTTGGATTTGCTATAGCATTTTTAACAGCGCGTTCTGTAATTTCGTGAAATACGATTCGCTTAGTATTTTCTATTGCCAGTCCAAATACTTGGGCAATATGCCAAGCAATGGCTTCGCCTTCTCGATCATCGTCTGTTGCCAAAATTGTTTCTTTGGCTCCTTTTATTGCTTTGCGTATTTTCTCGATTTGTGCTTGTTTTGATTCTATAACAGCAAAACAGGGCTTGTAATTATTTTTAATATCTATTTGGTCCAAATTAGAGAGATGCGTAATGTGACCGTATGAACCGATTACTTTGTAACCAGAACCTAAAAATTTCTCTATTTTTTCACATTTGGCAGGCGACTCTACTATTACCAAAATATAAGTCATTTTATAATTTAATAAGTTATTTCTTATTAAATTATTTATTATATAATAATTTCAATTATTATAAATAATATAATAAAGCAATTTATTTCGATAACATAACAGTAGATATGATTATTGTTATACATAGTAGCGTTCCTAATACAATATTTTCGGCACTACTGCCATAATCTGGACTTTCGGCATATCTATATGGGTCTGTCGGTTCAACTTTAATGTTATCTTCAGCTTCCTCTTCCTTTTTAGTTGGAACTTGTCTCTTAACTAGTCCTTTGCCTTTGGTTCTTTCTTCTTCTTCTAAACGGGTTCTTTCTGCTTCTTGTTGTTGTAATCGGGTTCTTTTTGCTGCTTCTTGTTCTAAACGGATTCTTTCTTCTGCTGCTTTTTGTTCTAAACGGATTCTTTCTTCTGCTGCTTCTTGTTCTAATCGGGCTGCCGCTTCTAATTGGAGTTGTTTTCTTACTGCCTCTAATCTTTCATGATCAAATCTTTGTGCCATATCTGTAAGTTGTTCTTCTCCTAATATTGTTGTCGCAACAAGTGTTAGTGTTGATGCTGCTAATTCATCGTCTGTCGCATCTACAAGTAGTTCTTCTTTTTCATAAAGATAAATATTACCAAGCACTTGTATCCTTTCCTCATATTCACGAGGTTGCTGTTTTGTTTTTACAGTGCCATCTAATTTGACTGCCTGATCTGCAATATTATCTGGAAATACCATATAAATATAATGTCCTGCTGTTGTATCATTACCAGTATAAACAACACAACCACGTAATTTATAATGACTATTATTAATATTAATATTTTGATGTACAGATATGTTTTTATTCATAAAGAACTCTCTTTTTTTTTTATCACTATCCGGCTTACCATTAGCATTACCTTCATGATTCAACATGATTAATATATTTTTAGATTCAGCAGCAACTTGTATGGAATTAGTACGGCAGTTATATTCGATAAGTTGTTGCATAGTCATATCTTTTGTTTCACCATCAGGATTCAATAAGAGTATAAACTCATTACTAAACACAGATTCATTCTCATTAACTATAGCTAATCGGTAATATGAAAAAGTTTTTAATAATGTATTGTTATTGGTTGAAATTTGAAATAATTTAAAGATATATAAAATAAAGTCTCCACATGTTCGTTGAATCGCTGTACCTTGTGCATTAGTATCGCTTGTTTTTCCCGCATCTTCTAACGCATTCATAACCGTTTTATCATCAATTTGTGTATGCTCACTTTTATTTTTATTATTATCGTATAAATTAAATACTTTACTTAGTGCTAAAATTGTTTTTTTGTAATCTTCAAGTTTTATTGGTTTTTGTTCCTTAAAAAAAATAGGACTGAAACCTCTTGGTTTAAATGCAGTCGCAAGGTTCTCAAAAGTATACTTTGCTATTTCGTCATTAAATTTTTGTGTTTCCTCTAACTCTGTAATATATTCTTGTGTACTAATTGTAGCATCAAGATTATGTTGTAATAAAAAATCACGCAATGGCTTAATACTCCATAAAAGTTGGATAGAAGCTGCCAACCAACAATAGTTATTCCCTGAAATAGCAAGACCAGCAAAGTCATCACCAAAAGCCCCTCCTTTTTGTTTAAAACTACTCCTACTCCTAGGCTTAGTTTTTCTACTAATTACTTTATTAGAATTAGAAGGTGTATAATCTTCTTTATTAGAATGTGTATTATTCATTATATATTATTTATTATATTTATTATTTATTATATTAAATATAATAACTAATAACTAATTTATAATAAATTATAATAAATTATAAATTAGTTATTAACTCAAAAATAACTTTAATGATGTTGCTATATTCTTATTTAATTTACGTCCACTTGCTAGTTTAATATTTTCAAATGGCTTAGTATTTTCATCTTTGAGAGATTTAAGCAAACTCTCCATATTTTTAAATTCGTTTGCTAAAGCTAATGCTGATACACTGCTAATACCTGGGATTTGCATTAACATAAGTTGAAAAATATTCTCTCTATTTATATGTGCTTTTTTGCTTGTTTTAATTGTTTCAATATAGCATTCGTCACTATTTTGAATATGTGTAGTAGCCGATGACATATTACTATTAATATTACTATAGAACCCCGGTTTATTTTCACGCATAATTTTGGAAGCAAATGCCATTAGCATTATTCCTGTTTCTGTTTGATTTAAAGTATTAATAACAGAAAAACCTTTATAATAATTGAGAGAAAATAATGTTGAATATAAGGTGCTTCTAAAATTGACCTCTTTATAATTAATGATTGCTCCTTCTAATAAATAAATTATATTATGATTATGAGTTGGTGCCTCATTTAAGCGAAAGGATTGTTCTTTATAGCGTCCGTCTTTAATTGACGCCTCTAAGTCACTTAGCGACTTACGTTCAATAATCAACAAGGGTTGTTCATGTACTTCATCGTAAAAAACATAATCACCAATATCAAGATTTTTTTGAATAATTGTAACTTTTGTTTTGGATGCCTCATTTAATGAAATAATATTCTGAACAAGCGTCTTGGGTTCTCGTAAGTCTATTAATAGTTGCATTGCTGGTCTTTAAAGTAACACCTATTAAATAGTTTTATAATATTATTTTAAGTTGTTTTCAAATAATATTATAAGCCCCCTTTCTCTCTTCTCTTAACCTAATAAATTTCTATTGCGAACAGTGTCATAACGAATGAAGGTGCCTTTTCCTGCTGGGCCCATCATATTGAGGCATTTTCTACCATCCTCGCATGTTCTTAGAAAACCGCAACCATTGGCAACATCTTGAGTATTTAATGAGGCACCTGACTCCCAATCCACGCCGTTTGCAGCGGTGCGTAAATATTTGTATCCGTGAATTCCTGTAACATTAGGTCTTACACCAACAGTAGGATTGAGACCAGCCATCGAGCCAAACTGACAAGTGTTGTTTGTGTATAAGTTGCTTCCTGTTAAGTTTTTAGTAATTCTTTTACCGACGTTACCGCCGTTTGGCATCTTTTTATAATAATAGATTATATTTTATTTTTTAAAAATAATATTAAATTAAATAAATAAAATAGTATTAAATAAATAAAATAGTATTAAATAAATTAATTAAAATAAAATAAATTAATTAAAATAATATAAAAATAAAATAAAAAATTGTCTTAAATACTTTATTAAAATTAAAATATTAATATAAATGCCTACAGTTAATTTAAATAGCAACAATTGTCTAAAAGATATTAATAGTGAGGAAGATAGTAGCTCAGATAGCGACAATGAAACACATATTATTAAAAATAATGAAGAAGTCCTGTTCAATCCTTTTAACACAAGTAATCAAGAAATAACAAGCGCTAATGTTCAAGAATTGCTATCAAAATATGGAATTGTTACTAAACCATTTAATATGGAATTATATAAACGAGCATTTATTCATAAATCTTATACAAAACGCCCTAAATTAGAAAATTCGATGGCAAATGTTATTATTGCAAATAAACCGGACCACTGTTTACCTCTTAAAACAAAATCAAACGAGCGCCTTGAATTTCTTGGCGATGGTGTTTTAGAACTTATTACAAAATATTATTTGTATAAACGCTTTCCTAAAGCAGATGAAGGATTTATGACTGAAAAAAAGATTGCATTAGTCAAAAATGAGCATATTGGAAAAGTTGCCCTTGAAATGGGTCTAAACAAATATTATATTATTTCTCGGCACGCAGAAGAGAAAAATATTCGCAATAATTTGAAAAAACTGGGTTGCTTGTTTGAAGCATTTATTGGCGCTATTTTCCTAGACTTTAATCGCATTTCTATTAATGACGAATATGGCTGGTTTTCAAATGTATTCAATTGCGGTCCTGGACTACAAATGGCGCAAATTTTCGTTGAAAATGTATTCGAAAAGCACGTTGATTGGACTAATCTAATCAATAATGATGATAACTATAAAAATAAGCTTCAAGTAATTATTCAAAAAGAATTCAAAATCACGCCTGACTATGTGGAATTAAAAACTCCTAAAATGGACGATGATGACGATAGTGATAAATTATATATAATGGGTCTTTATATTTGTTTTGGGCAAAATATTCATAATGCAAATATTGCTAATGCATATAGTTATGAGCAATTAGGGTCATTTAAAGCAATTCACGAGCTACTTGAAAAGCGTGACAAATTATTAGTGTTTTTAACAAAAGCAGAGCATAAAATTAAGAAAAAGGCTGAACAAATTGCGTGCGACCAAGCAATTAGATTAATTGAAAAGTAGGTTTATATTCTAGCATTCTATATATTCTCTTTTTTTATGATTTCTATTACTTTATGAATGACACAGCACCTATTCCTAATGTGCATACTATTAAAAAACCTATAAGCATACCTTGTCCGTTACTGCCTTCAGGATAAATGTCAAAACTTGAACTAGGAGTACCATTGTCCTCGTGAACAGTGCTGTTTTCTGAACTTGCGGACGCTTGTTGTGAGCCTAATATTTTTTTTTTACCCGCTACATCTTTTTTTATAGCTGCTCCTCTATTTGCTGCTCCGTTTTCTGCTGCTCCTTCATTTACTGCTCCTCTATTTGCTGCTCCGCTTTCTGCTGCTCCTCTATTTGCTGCTCCGCTTTCTGCTGCTCCTTCATTTACTGCTGCTCCTTCATTTACTGCTGCTCCTCTATTTACTGCTGCTCCTCTATTTACTGCTGCTTCATTTACTGCTGCTCCACTTTCTGCTGCTCCTTTAATAAAAATATTAGTAGTGCCAGTATCAGTAGATGGAGTTTTTAATAATGTCTCTTTAAATATAGGATAGTTATCTTCTCCACTACCGGCAAAATAAATAGGAAAAGCAATTACATCAAAATCATCTTTATATTGCTCTAAATATTTGTTGTATAATGTAGCAACCTCTCTAGGAGGATTTTCAAAAGCACCACATCCAAATGCGCCAAAAATAGCATGTCGCACCTTTTTTTTCTTAAGTGTTTCAAATTGTGCCTTAATACGTTTTTCCATATCATCACTTTTAAATACACCAACTTTACGAACATCTATAGCAGCACAACGTAATTCATAAAATAAAAATCTGTTTTCTGTAGCAAGATCTGTATATCCTATATTTGCAATATTTTTGGGAGTATCAGAACCATCACCAATTTCCTTGTCTTTAATACATATTCGAGGATGTTTTACATCCAAATATGTTGTGCCGTCTTTAGCCGATATTATATCTTGCATTGCTTCTTTATATATATAAGATTCATAAGATCTATTAGTGGATCCATTATTTTTTTTAGTAATTAGTTCTAACATACTTCTTCTAATAATAGAAAAGTGACAATTTGTTCTACGAAACATATTCTCTTCTTGTGCTGCTGGTCCACTCGCATATCCTCCGCCTGGTGATGTCTCATTTGCCATATTTAAACAAGCAAATATTGAACCATAATTTCTCGTACATTTTAATGCCATTTCTCCCCAATCACTTAATTCAACTATAACTTCAAGACCACGGGAGTCGCGTTGTTTTGTAGTGCTACACCATTTTAACATATTTTTTTTTGCCGATTCATAATAGTCAGTAATATTATTTTCAAACTTTGTAAGTGTATCAATAAGTATTTCTACACGTTTGGCTCTTATGCCTTTAAGGTATGTAGGATTTTGCGTAATAATTTGCCCATAATCGGCATATTTTAATTTTTCAGGTTTGTACTCTTCAAGGCGTTTTTTAAAGTTTGCAAATATATCTATTTCAACTGGTGCTTTTCCTGTTGCTAGTGCGTTATATGCCTCAAATAGAGTATTATACTTTGGAGGTGTAGTTATTAGATCAAGTTGATTTTTTTCTGTGAAATTACTAATTTCAAGTAAATATTGTTTATTAAAATTTTGATCCTCTTTATTGGGATCGTAGGCATCAATTAACTCAACTAACAAATTATATTCTTCCGTTTTATATCCGTAAAAAAATACATCAACTACATGTCCTACGATTATTGCAAATTCAACCACGGCTTTTATAGCAATACGTATTACATTTATTAAACCTCTGTCTTTTGTAGGTACTCCTCTGAATATACTTGATGATAATAAACAGAAAGCAATGTTACTACATCCATGATGATATGCTTCTTTCATGGAATTAAAATATGCACTATATAGCAGAAGATCGGCTTTATTCCATTCAGCCTTATCATAAGAATTGTAATTAGGTCCAACAGCGTGAATACATAGACAAGTATTAAGATTTCCACCAATTGTTGTTTTAGCTTCACCAGTAGGACATCTAATTTTTTGTTTTACACTTAAAAGAGGTAGAGCTTTACGTGCTTCAGTTAGTAAGGGACCGCCTTCATTATTAATTGACCCGTCCATACCACTACCTTCAATACATTCTTCGTTCGCAGCATTTACCATAACATCACCTCCAAAACGAATCATTGAACCATTTATTGCGTATAATCTCATTTTATTTTTTGTAATTGGATGAGTAATTTCTCTCGTTTTTGTATTAATTTTTTTAGGAATAGCGTTAAAAAAAGCATTACTATCAAATTTTGTCGATCCGCACGTTTCAGGTAGGTTTGCTTCTGGATGTGGGACTGGAGTAATCGCGTTTTTATAGTTTACGGGGATATTATTATGATGTACTAACATAACATCAATTGGATAATCTTTGTATTTTTCAAGAGCTTTTTTTATTGCATTAATTATCCATGTATTGTCATTAACAAATACACCACCGCCAATACTTGTTAGGTAGCATTTGATACGTGTTTGTGATTTTAAGGCAATTAAAGCCGCTGTACAAAGAGTTGCTCTATATGAACCATCCAATATACAAGTAGCAAAGGGTTCCCAGCCACCTGTATTTGGCTTTATAGCAAAGACATTATAGCCAATTGGTAACGCGGACGCATATACTTGACATACACGATGTTCTTCAGGTTTTTTAGTTTGATTGTTTACAACAGATGTTGACCAATGTACACCTATACGTAGTGCCTTTGTTACTGTTTCTACTCCTTTATTTGCTATATTAGTTGATACTTTTTCTAAGTTATCTGGTTTAGGATCGTTCATAATCACATAGCCATTTTTCATATTCCAGAACTTTCCAGTGTTGTTTTCTAACAATATATCAATATCTTCTAAATTGTCAATTTGAGCATTACACTGTCCAGTATGTTTTTCATCTCCTTTAGCTTTTTTATAATGTTCAACAAAGTAGTTGCGGTACACGAGTGCGGCCGGACATGCAATAGCACAAGCGGGACCCTGTGTATGATCCTCTCTATAAATAGTTATACCTTCATTAGGTGTTTTATTTTCGTCTTTCATCTCAAGACAGTTGAACTGGCTGGCAACTTGAAATACCGCCCCTGAATTATCTGGATTACAATGTAGATCTGCTACATCTTGAGTTACAATGTGATTAAATGTAAGTCCAACTGAATCTTTTCCTTTTAGTTTTGTTAAATGTTCTTCATATTCAGAAGATTCAATGATTTTTTCTAGATCATCAAGTCTTGGCCGATTAAACATTCCAATGTATTGTGTTTTAAACATTTCTCCAACGTTATCATTTTTACATATTAGAGTATGTTTTTGTACTTCTTCTTCAGTCTTTGAAAGTGATAAAACTATTGAAGATAGCATATCTTTATTATCAGTGTTAATAGTTTCTTTATTTATTTCGAAAAAATTGGCTATATGTATAGGCATAGGTTTTTCTGTCTTATCAAATATCTGTGTTTCTTCAAATCCAAATATAGTATTGAACCAAGTTGGACCCGGATTAGCTCCACCGGTTTGGCTATAATGACTATTATTATCAATACTTAAAAGCATGGATTGTATTCCGTTTTTAGTTTTCTTTAAAGTATTACTTTTCTTTAAGTAATATTTATGCCTTGTTTTTTTATTCATTATATTATAATATAATATATATATTTTATATATTATATTATAATATAATATTTATGAGCTTATGTGAATATAGAGATATATTTGGAAAAGTAGGAACAGGAGCTCATTCGTTAAGACTATTTAATATTGCGGTTGTTGACACACTATTAACATTATTACTCGCTTATGTTATAAGTAGCTATCTGAAAAGTAATTTACTGTTAATATTTTTCTTATTAATGGCTGCTTCAATATTAATTCATAGAGCTTTTTGTGTAGAAACAACATTAACAAAAATGTTCTTTACTTTTAAATAAAGATTAAAGATTAACATTAATCATTAAGTAAAATATTAAAAATTAAAGATTAACATTAATCATTAAGTAAAATATTAAAAATACTTATTATTATATATTATTTAATTATATATAATAATGATAAATGAGGCTCTGGAACAATTAAAAGTAAAACCAATACCAAAAAAACTCCAACAATTTCGAGTATTACTACAAATACCAAGTGAGGGTGTTGGTCCAAATATTATTGATAAAACAAGCGAACATTTAATAAATAGAGAACAATTTTTTAGCGAGCTTCAAGAAAATTTAGGAGTTGTTCAAAAGAATTATCTTAAAACAAAAAAAGATCAACAAATACAACAAATACAACAAATACAACAAAAAGGAACTATAGAAAATATGAAGAGTAAAAAAATAGAACCAAAAATTTATAATGCAGAAAATACGCTAACCCAGATTGTTAAGACGCGACAAAAAATTACTATTAAAGAGGCCTCAAATGAGGCTTTAAAAAAATCCAAAACAAATCTGCCTTCACAAGAGAGATTAACACCTAAACCTGAACATAATCCTGAAAATCCTGAAAATCCCGATAAACAAAAAACCAAAAAGTTGCATGGCGAAACAATTGACGAAACTTTAATCATTCCAAAAGATCTTCGCTTGGGAAAAACACTCTTTTTATCGCGAATTCCTAAATTAGAGCCTAATGTATTAATAAAAGCGTCTAATTATTATTTATATAATCGAGAGATTTTTATAAGTTTTATTAATTCTCTCTTTGAACCTTACAAGCAACAATTATTAAAAGAGGAGCAAGATATGTTGTCAGGCAAAGCATCAATAAGTTGTGCATCTAATGACAGCTCTAATTTTTCTCTCTTAATTCATCAAAAGATTGTGCGAGATTATATAAATGTTTATACGCCATATAGAGGGCTCTTATTATATCATGGACTTGGATCAGGTAAAACGTGCTCATCTATTGCTATTGCCGAGGGAATTAAAAATGATAAAAAGGTGCTAATATTGACACCTGCCTCGCTAAGAGACAATTATGTTGAAGAGTTGAAAAAATGCGGAGACTTTATGTATAAGAAAAATCAATTTTGGGAGTTTATAGATACCAAAATAAATCCGCAATATGTGGAATATTTAAGCTCACTGTTAAAGCTACCTCAAGAATATATAATTAGTAATGGAGGAGCCTGGTTTATTAATGTTAAAAAAGAGCCGAATTATGACAGCCTGGATTTTGAGGACCAAAAGAAAATAAATTCGCAATTAGACAAAATGATAAATTATAAGTATCAATTTATAAGCTATAACGGATTGCGAAGCTCTCACTTAAACGGAATGACTAACGGCGGAACAATAAACCCTTTTTCTAATAAAGTAATAATTATTGACGAAGCTCACAATTTTATTAGCCGAATAGTTAATAAATTGACCCGTAAATCCTCATTATCAATGAAATTATATAATTATTTGATGGACGCAGAAAACTGCAAAATTATATTATTGACCGGAACACCAATTATTAATTATCCAAATGAAATAGCAATATTATTTAACATTTTACGCGGGACAATCAGGAGCTATAATTGTAAGCTAATATTAGATAAGAAAACAATGACAAAAGAAAAAATAGAAGGCATCTTAAAAGCCGCAAATATACTAAATTATGTTGACCTTATAGAATATAATGCAGTTAGCTATGAAGTTACTATTACGCAAAACCCGTTTGGTTACGTTAAATCAGATACAAATAAAAACAAGTTAACTTATTCAAGCGATATAATAACAAGCGAAGAATTTATACAGAAAATTAAAGGTGCTTTTGAGGCTCAATCTCTCAAAATAGCGGACAACAAAATAAATATAAATGGATATAAGGCTCTTCCTGATAATTTCGACGATTTTAAGTCCTTATTTATTAGTTCAAATAATTCGATAAATAATCCATCTATGTTTAAAATGCGTATAATAGGGCTAACATCTTATTTTAGAAGTGCACAAGAGCAATTGATGCCTAAATACTCACATAGCTCAAGTAACGACTTTAAAATAATTAAAATTCCTATGAGCGACTTTCAGTTTGGTGTTTATGAAGAAGCTCGTGTTCAAGAGCGCAAATTAGAGGACTCTAATAAAAAGAAGAAATCTAAAAAAACGAAGACGGGCGCACAAGGAGACGATCTTTATAGTGATAGCGTTTCGACATATCGCATTTTCTCTCGTGCTTTTTGTAATTTTGTATTTCCAAAACCCGATATAAAGCGTCCTATGCCAAATAACGATGAAACCCTTGAAACAACATTAGGTAATATTACTGAATTGAATGATGATGAGGCCATTGGTAAAAATCTCTCTGAAGATGTTATTGATAATCTAAGTATTTCTGAAAAATTGGACAATATTGATGGTAAATATGATGGTGACGACATTAAGGATTTGGAGCAAGACGCAGCAGCTCAAAAATTGGGCGATTTAAGTTATAGCAAGCGTATTGCTGAGGCACTAAAAGAACTTGAGAAATATGGGAGCAAATATCTCTCTAAGCAAGGACTGCAACTTTATAGCCCCAAATTTTTACATATTTTAGAAAATATTATTGATAGCGACCATAAAGGTATTCATTTATTATATTCGCAATTCAAAACATTAGAAGGCATAGGTATTTTGAAGTTGGTTTTAAAGGAAAATAATTTTGCAGAATTTAAGATTAAAAAAAATGAAAGCGGAGAATATATTTTAAATGTATCCAGCGAAGATATAAACAAGCCTATGTTTGCTTCTTATACCGGCTCAGAAACACCTGAAGAGCGTGAAATTATTAAAAATGTATTAAATAGTAATTGGAAGCTTGTTCCGTCGTCGTTAGTAAAAACTTTGCAAACATTGTCAGACAATAATTTTATGGGACAAATAATTAAGGTATTAATGATTACGTCATCAGGTGCGGAAGGTATTAGTTTGAAAAATGTGCGTTATGTCCATATTACTGAGCCTTATTGGCATCCTGTGCGTATTCATCAGGTCATTGGTCGTGCGCGGCGTATTTGTAGTCATAGCGACTTGCCGAAAGAGCTGCAAACTGTGAACGTGTTTTTATATTTAATGGTTTTTAGCGAGCAACAATTGACGAGTGACTTATCTATTGAATTGAGGCTAAAAGATATATCGAAAAAAGATAAGAAGAAAGTCATTACAAGCGATGAATATTTATACGAAATTTCGAGCATAAAAGAGGAAATTAATGCATCATTGCTACAAAGCGTAAAGGAGTCAGCAATAGATTGTAGTATTCATACGCGGTCGTCAAGTACTGAAAAAGATATCAAATGCTTTGTAATAGGTAATCCAAGTGAAAGCAAATATATATATACTCCAAACATAGAGGCGCAAGATAAAGACGAAGGTATGAAACTAAACAAGAAAAAACAAGTATTAAAACTAAATGAATTAATATTAAATAAGATTAAATATGCGTATAATAAAGAAACGCAAGAGCTCTATGATTATGATAGTTTTTTGAAAAATGAATTGCTGCTTGTGGGTAAGTTAATAATACAAGAAAACGGCACATATAAATTAGAGAAGGTTTAATATAATATTTAATATTTAACATAAGCGCCCATATGCTATAATATAACCAATCATTAATAACAACCAAATTAGCCCAATAACTAACAGATCCTGCAGCATATCTATAAAAGGGCTTCTGTACATTATTTATTATTAAACTTTAACTCTAATAATAAATATAAAAAGATATAAATCAATTTTTTTATTCAAACATTGGGCGACTTATGGAAAAAGTGCCCTTAATAGTTTAGCACTTAATTTTTAAATGGTTTTATTCTTTATTATTTATTCTCTCCATTATTAGCATTTGGTTAGCTAATAGTTGCTCTAACTGGACAGACAACTTATCTATTTTACTATGCAGTTCATAGTCAATATTGTTAGAGCTAATGTTTTTTAAAGAATTGTTAACGTTAAATTGAGAGATTTCTTCGATTCCTTCTTTCTTCATAAGCAAGCCTTCGTTTAAATCAACCACTTCAATGCTAGCCTGAGGAAAAGTAATAGATCTCTCTTTTTGTATTTTTTCTAATAGCTCATTCATATTATTACTTGTTAACGGGTTATCTTCTTTAACATCGCTAAAATCTATTATTTCTGGCTTTTTCAATGTTATAAGCTCATTAAAACTCACCTTTTTAGCACTAAGTTCCTTATCAAATTCTTCCAGTTTTTCGGCTTTTAACGTTTCTTTTATTTCAATGGGAGTTAATAATGATTTTTTATAATTAGCTATAGTTGTTACCATATTTTGTAATATAATTTTATTTATAGCAATAATATTTTTAGGGTCGCTAATAGTATTAGTGGAAAGCTCTCTGTTTTCATCCAAACTTTTTAGTATTGTTTTTTCGAATAACATTTGAATATTATTAAAATCGGTTTCGGGTATATTATTAAACACTTTATTGTTATATAATACATTCCATAAAACCTCTTTATTGTTCTTACTTGTTATAAAACTTGCGTTGCTATTTAAATTTGCGTTGCTATTTAATTTTGCGTTGGCGTTGCTATTTAAATTTGCCATATAGTATACTACAAATGTAACACTTTAATTTATAATTTATAATTTATATAAAAATATAATGTTTTATTTTATATAAATATATAATGCTTAAATTAGCACTTCTATTTTTAGGAATTCAGCATGCCTCATTTTTTTCTATGCCCCTAATTAATCAAAAAACACAAGTTCATTTACATTTGGAACGATTTAATGATGACTTCAATTTATATCATATTGGAATAAGTTTTAAAAATAATAATAGTCTATTAAGATACGATTACCGCCCTTTTTGCGAACCAAATAAATGCGAATTTAAAACAATTAATAATAATGTAAATAATGCTATTAATGTAAATACTAATGGTGCGGTTGTTTCAAATAAACAACTAACATTTGTGGATAAGCTATATAGATTTTATATACCTGAAAATGTTCCAAATAAAACCATATATTGGGGTGAAACCAGCAAATCGTTGGAAGAAGTGGAGCAATTTGAAAAAACTCTACCAAAAAAATATATATTAGGTATTAATGATTGTCGCCATTATGTAAATCGCATTTCATTATGGGCACTAAACAAGCGCACTCCTATATGGAGCTTAGAAAAATTATGGAACATTACACATACACATACAAATTTATCTTAATAGCTAATTACAAAAATTAATAAATAATTTTATATTTAGTAATTTTTCATTTTGTTTTTATATAGTTTTATATATATAAATAAAATGTCATCGCGTTCATCTAGCCCACCAAGCCCATCAACTCCATTAAGTCCAGCGTGTGCATACCCTAAACCGCGTGATGTAAGTTATGGTAGTAATAGGAACGCAAATAGGAGAAGAAAAGCGGCAGCAGCAGAGTGTGAGAGAGAAAAACAAGAGGAAGCGCGTCGCAAACAATCGGCAAGCCATACAAGTAGAAAGGCAAAAGGAAGAAGACGACACAAAGCTTCAAGAAGAAGACGTATACATTAAAAATTAATTTTTCAATTATTAATTATTTAAAAATTGAATAATTAATATACAATTATTAAGTAATGTATTATAACCAAGTTATGGAGTTAGCAAAATTAACTAAAACTGAGCTTATGTTACAATGCGAGCAACAAGGAATTACAAATTATAAATCAAAAAGCAAAGATGCCTTAATTAAATTACTTGAACCTCAAATTAGTATTACTAAAAATAGTGACAATCAAACCATTGCTAACGCTAATCCTTCTATTAGCGTTGAAAATATGTGCGGTCTTGAATATTTAAAAACATTAGATCCCAACTCTATTGATTTAATATTAACGGACCCGCCTTATATTATATCTAAGTCGAGTGGTCTAGATAAGCATTATAATAATGTTAAATATAATGAAGCTAATGACATTAACGAGGTTAAATCAGAAGCAGAATGGACAAATTATAAAGAGCAAAACGCAATTGAAGACGACACACATAAAAGCAACTATATTAAATATGGGTCAATATATGGAAAAAAATATTGCGTTAAAACCGACTACGGGTCTTGGGATAGTGATTTTACGTTAGCTATTTTGGAAAAGTTTATTGAGCTTTATTATAGCAAACTTAAAAAAGGAGGCACGTTAATAATGTTCTTTGACTTATGGAAAATTACAAACCTCAAAGACTTATTAGAAAAATACAATTTTAAGCAGCTAAGGTTTATTGAGTGGATTAAGACTAATCCGCAACCAAGAAATAGTAAAGTCAATTATTTAACTAATACAAGAGAGATTGCGCTATTAGGCGTTAAAGACAGCAATCCAACATTTAATAGCAGTTATGACAACGGCATTTATAGTTATCCGTTACAAGGCGGTAAAAATAGGTTTCATCCTACGCAAAAGAGTTTAGCATTATTTGAAGAACTCATTAAAAAACATTCGAATGAAGGCGATACAATATTAGATACATTTTTAGGATCTGGAACAACTGCGCTAGCTTGTAAAAACACTAAACGACTTTTTAAAGGCTGCGAAATTGATAAAACATATTATGACAAAATATTAACGCTTTTACAATAAAAATAAAAAAAAGGGTATATAAAGACTAATCCATAAATTATACTTGATTAGCGTTAGCGACTACAAAGCAACAACTGTAAAATGTTCCCCAAACACTGTAAGCAAATTTTCAAATGCCCAGCGAAATTTAATGCAGTCGCGATTATTATGCACTTGAAATTCGCCAATTGTTACGCCATTTATGCTAATAGACGAACTTTCATTCCATAGCTTTTTTTTAATATTGTGACTAAAGTTAATGCTATAATTTGACCAATTTATCTCTTGTTTTAATAATATAAAGGCAAGCATATCACTAGTTTTATTATAATATAATATAGGACAATCAAAAGTATGCGCACTATAGACTTGTAATAAATTAGCTATGTTATTACTAATAAAGAGCTTGATTTGGTCTAAGCCTATACTTATGTCAAGTGCGAAAAACTCGCAAAACTTTTTGCGTGAGGGTTGCCCTAATACTTGCGGACAAACTTTACCAGTCTTATTTTTGCTCGTTTTAGCGCTTAAGTGGATTAAAGGGTTGTCTACACATTCAAAATCATATTTGCTCCCGTATCTTGCGCAATGCCTAATGTTATAAGGAAAGACATTTTTAAGATTGCTAAGTCTGTTTTTGAGAGATTGCGCTTCAGCCAAACTATATTTATAAGTTCCATCATAAGGCGTTTCATAATATAAACAAATTGCCATTTCGAACATTTTGCCCAAATCTTCAGTAAGCACCTTTTTGGTTGTTGTTGCTGCCATAATAGATTATTATTAATGTTATAAGTCTAATAATAATCTTAATCTTTAATTCAATTTTTATTGGGTTAATTGGTAAAAATAAAATGATAAAATAAAATTGAAAGTAATGTCTTTAAATAGTTTTATTAATATAAACCAAAGAAACCAATAAAGTAATGACTACATTTATACCATTAACTGATGCTTCTGCTCAAGTTCTTGTAAAAAACCTTAAAAGCAAAATAATTGCTTGTAGGCCAACTATAAATTCTTCACAAATAGAAACTATTTTGGAACAATGGATCCAAGCATCAGCAGAAGCATCAAAAGCAGCAGCGTTTATAGAAACAGCACGACAAAAAACACAAGAAACTCTTATTAGAATAGCTGCAGATAAACTTAGCCCCAGTGAAGAACGCCTTTCCCAATTTTTGCGACGTGCTGTTACAGTTAAAATGCTTCGCAAAGCACATTTGGAAATAGCACAGACAGAACTAAGAACACAAGTAGCAGTGAGGAGGGCAGAAGCAGCGGTGGGGAGGTCGAAGCAGTTGGCAAAAGCACTAAAGCAGCATGAGTGGTTGCTTTACGAGGCGAGAGCAGCGACAGCACGAGCGAGTGCGGCGAGAAGGATAGAGGCGAGAGCAAGTAGGGCATCAGCAAGGGCTGTTGAGGCGAGGATAGTTGAGGCAATGGTTCGATGTGATGTGAATGTACCTCTCAAAAAGGCAGAAGAGAAAGGAAGGTATAATACCGATTTAGCAATAGAAAAAGCACGTAAAGCAAATGCTTTATATCATACTGCGAGAGTTGAACATGGAAATGGAGGATATTGTTGTCGTATTAATTCTTTAAATACTGCGGAAAGACTCGCTTCAGATAAGGCACTCTCATTATCAATATTAATAGCAATGAATTCTCTCGATGAAAAATTAAAAAATGAAAGAACGGAAGCTCCATCATACAATATGGGTTGTAATTTACGTGTTAAGTTATTGCGCTATATTAAAGAATGTGACGACACTATTGATGCGATTGCTGAAGGAGCGTGGAATTATGAAAGAAACATCGAAAATATATGTAATTGGTGGAGGTGATTTCTAAATATTGAATATTAAGTTATGTATTTTTAATAAAAAAATTGACTATAATTTTTTTATTATAAAATACATCATATTAAAAGCATAAGCATAATGCCTTTTACAAAAGCAACCAAGTTTCTATATAGCAAGACGATGTTCAATATGTTATTTCTAAATGAAGTGGGACCTCTTGGACGGTGGAGCCAAGAACGCTGTGCTATTAAGTTAAATAAGAAAATAGATTTAGCAAATGAAGACAACTGCGGTCCGTGTGGTGAATATATATTAACTAAATTAGAGTCGACTAATGCGAAATCAACTAAGATTTCTAATTCAAGTCCGCATTTAATGGCAGAACACGAAGAACAAGAGCAATCCAAATAATAGCTATTAGCTAAATCATTAATCAATAAACACTGGATTCATTTTTATATTTGCCTCATTATAATATTTTTTCCTATATTTTTTCATTGTGCTGTCTTTTATGCGTGTATTTTTAAAATAACTATAAGTTTTATTTTCTTGTAATAATTCTATTATAAAATACAACGCATACATACCACATTGCCCATCACTATATTGATGAGTAAAACCTTCATTATCATCTACTGTTAATTGAATATTTAAATTACGCGCTTGATCCACTATTCTGTTTATCAATACTTTTATTTGTTTTGGCATTTTTGTTCCATTACTATCAAAGTAAAAAATGAATTTTCTGTTCAAATCAACAAATAAAGATATCCAATGTTTACCAGGTTTGTTATGAGGATCAGTGTTAAATATTACTCCTATTTTGCTTATTTTATTTTTGATATGATTTCCTAAATTGAAATTACATAATTGCTCCCATACGCAAGTTGAAAACATTTCTTTCGCATCAAAATCTATAGGAGACGGCCCTATAAACTTAAAATGTTTATGAGATTTTTCATATTGTTTCATTATTTTAGTTATATCAACACTCGAGAGCCAAGTATTGGGCTTTGACGACCAACTCTCAGGAGAAAACGGCTTAAATATTTCTTTTATTAATAATTCTTTATTATTAAGCTTACTTAATGGGGTTTTTTCTAACCAACATAATTCATCATAGCATTGCTTATCTAATCGTTGCTTGAAAAACTCCCATATTTCTTTACTATTATTAGTCAAAATTTTGTCGCTATTATTAGAATTCCAAATGTTTTTAAATAATTGTAAATTATTACGCGTATAGCAAGTATAGTGTTTTAATTCACCATCTACATATTTATTTTGGTATGGCGAGCATTTGAGCTTGCGAAATTTACGCGTATTTTTTTTAAATTTGGTGCGTATTTTCTTAAATGTATTATACATATTATTTTATATTTCTATTTAATATAGAAATATAAAATAAATTTTTAACTGCGTTTTTGTGGAAGTATTTTTTGTTTATTATTTGTTGTTTTTCTAACAACAAACAAATCTAAATTTGTTATGCATTTCTTAGTACACATACTATTTAATGTTGTATTATGTATATTGAAATCATTTAAAGAGGTGTCCTCTCTAAAAGAGGAAATATTTGTAAAATCTTTGAGTTCTTCTTTAATAGAGTTTTTAATCTTTTTTTCCTTTAAATGACTTATTAGATTTAATACGTATAATAAATAATAAAGCTTGTATTTTTCGCCGTTCATTATTTTATTGCTATTTTCTACAAGTTTTTCTAAGGTTGTTGCGTTATATTTTAATATTTGTTCTTTATAAATGTCGATGTTTTCTTCTATATTAGTATAAATATCCTTTAATAAATAATTAGTGCTTAACAAATCCTCTAATTTATTTGTTTTGAAAGCAGAGTTTTGGTTTTGGTTCGCGAAATAACGTAAGTCTATATTAATTTGCCTTTGTAAATTTTCTTGTTCTAAACTTAAAGAATTGAGTTGCTCTTGCTTTTCTTGCTTTTCTTCTTTCACTTCTTCTTTTTCTTGCTTATGTTGCTCAATTAAATCTATACTTACAACTTTCAATTGTTTTGGTTTTTTCTTATTTTCTTTTTTTTCCTTAGTTTCCTTAGTTTCCTTAGTTTCCTTTATTTTTGTGCTATTATTAAGCATTTTACTATAAATTTATTTTATATTTTTTAATTGAACTCGTGTCGAATTATAAAATAATTCATTACCTATTGTTGGAAATCTATTTGGATTAAAGTCTTGAAATTGTTCTTCTCTAAATAATAATTGACTATCCAAATTCTCATTTTTTGTTATAAAATTTATATTATTTTCATATAAATCACTGGTGCTGGATGGAATATATGCTCTTTGGTCTGCTTTTTGAAGTGCAAAGAATTGATTTCTTAAAGTTGACTCTTGATCTATATTAGAAGAAAAGCCGCAAAAATGCATTTTCCTGGTTCCTGGAAAGAAAATAGAGCTACTATCATAATTATTATAATTTTGTATAGGTTCCACAGCAGACACTAATGGAGCAACACTTGGCATAAATGTATATTTAGTATTTACCGGCCTAAATGAAAAATTCATTGTAATGCCGCCCGATGGAATATTTCTATTCATAATCTCACTATTTGTATAATTTTGCTTATCAAAATTATTTAATGCTATTCTATAAACATCATTATCAACAGTTACACTCATAATTATATTACTATATTATTATTTATTATAATATTATAATAAATAATAAAAAATAAAAAAAAATAAAAAAAATAAAAAAAAATAATAATGAATAATAATGAATAATAATGAATAATAATCAATAATTAAAATAATTTAAAAAAAATATGACAAACTATTTACTATAACATAAAATTATTTAACGTTTAATATTATAATTTGAATACATATAATTAATCGATTTTCTTGTAAAGATTGGTGCGTTGTAACCCACGTTTCGATAACGGTTATTTACATATACATTCTTCTTTAATAGATAATTGTCCTTTTTTTGCGTTTTCAAATAGTTCAAGTCGAACATATTTGTTGTATTAGAATTTACTAAAGTCATTAAAATTAGTGCTGAAGCCGCCATATTTTAAGTTAATAATATTAACTATAAATTGAAAAGGCAAATCAATTTTATTTATAATCTACAAATGTCTAATACAATAAGACTACCTTGTTGACTTAACTCTACGCTAACATTTCTACTTACTTGTGAATGTACCAAATCTTGCTCGTGATGACGGATGTTCATTATGTCTTCGTTTAGTTTCACATTGAGCGCTTGCTCTTTTTATATTAGAATGATAACCTTTATGATATCTTGCAGTTCTTTGGCTTTTACCACCTCTTGAAGTAAATTTTTTATACGTTATACGTTTTCTTCTATTCTTTTTCGATTTATTGTTAGACATATATATATAGTATTTATATAATATTTTTGTTATTTTGCTATTTTGTTATTTTTTATTTTTCTAAACTGTTAGCTAAATAAAAAACTTTTAGTTATGGAGTTATAATTTATTATAGAGAGAAAATAATAGAAAAATAAAGAAAATAATAAAAATAATAGAAAAATAATAGAAAAATGGAAATAAACGCAATACAAAGCCTATTCACAAGTTTTATCATCATTAAACCACGTCATTTTAATAGCAGCTATATTATTTCTAATAATTTTATACGATACGCTTAAAGCATAAAAACTGATTAATTTATAATAGTCTTCTTTTATAATCCACTTTAATACTTCATTATAATTATTATAGTTATATGAAATAAGTATAATGCTGGGTATAAAATGTTGAATTTCTTTATGTCCAATAGTTTCAAGTTGTGCCCACTTCTCATTTTTTCCAAATAATTCATAATTATAGTTGTCCAAAATATATTCATCCATGGAACCATAATCCTTTATAGAATAATTATACAAATCCAAATATTTCGTTATATTAGTTTCGCTCATAACAATTAGCTCTATACTTTTTTTAACATCAGCAATTAAATCATTAGCCTTCAGCATTTTTGTGTTAGTACTAATATAATGTAACTAATAAAAATTAATCAATTTTTTCATAATCTTTATAATCTTCTCGCATTATGACTTTCTAATTTATTATGAATTTCAACAATACATTGACTTGTTGAAGCTTCAAATAAATCAGGAATAAATGAATGAATAAGCGCTTTAATTGCTGAAATAAACAATATAGCAACATAACTTAAAGAAATATACATATGTTCAAAATAGCCCATATTCATTGCTTTCAAATGTTCAAATTCGAAAAACATTTTTACTATAACATAATATAACAATTTATTTTTAAACTATTTTTTTAAAAAAAATGTATTAATAATATGATATAGTGTATAACTTAAATATAATAAACTAATTATTAGTGCTATTGCTTTTCTCGATAAAGTATAAGGCCAATAAGGTAAAAAATATGTTATTGCTAATGCTATTAGCCCAAATGCATATATTACTTTATTAAAGGCAAAATGTTTTTTAACATTTAACAATGGATAGAAACCAGGCATATGTGTAATTAGTCCAGCAAAAAGGATTCCAAGTAATTGTTCTCGCTTACTCTTATTATAAGAGTCAATAGTTCCAACTATTCCAATTAATAGGAAAATTAAACTTACATATTTAATATAAGAATTAAAATAAAATATTAATGCTAAAACGCTAGGAACTAAAACCCAACTTAATTCACCGCGAACTATTTTATAATGATAATAATAAAAATTATTGTTTTTGAATGTTAGTTCCATATACAATATTATATATAACTAATTTTTATTAATTATGGAAAAATAAATAATATGTTATATATAATGACATCTAAAGTTGTCGGTGAAGGTACCTATGGTTGTGTATTAAAACCACCTATTTTATGTAATGAAACTAAAAATCTTGTATCACAAGATTATGTTAATAAAATATCCAAAATAATGACGAGACAACATGCTATTAACGAAGAAGCAGAATATAGCGCAATAAATAATATACAAGGTTTAGATAAATATGCTATAACTGGACCGCTATTGTGTAAGCCATTATTAGACAAAAATTTTAATGCCAGCGTTAAAAAATGTAAAACGCTAAAAGTTAAAACCGCATTTAAGAATGCTAAGGATGATTTACGAATGTTATTATTAGAAGACGGAGGCTTAAGTATATATGACCATATAACCAAAGTATTTATGCTACAAAGCTTAGACGAAAAGAAAGTATTTTTGACCTCATTAATAAAATTGTTTGACGGACTACTCTTTTTTCAGTCTAACGAAATTATGCATAGAGATATTAAATTAGCCAATATGGTATATAATGTAAACAATGGTAGAGCAAAATATATTGACTTTGGCTTGATGACAAACTTCAAAAGATTTGCTAAAAGATGTAGCTCAAATACTGAGAGATTAGGAATAAGTCATACTTATTATGCTCCTGAAAATAGTTGCTCAAATAAATTTTCGTTTAATTCTAATAAATTAAAATGCACTAAAATTAAAGAGCATTTTAAAACGCACGAAGACTTTATTAGCTATTTACAAAAATCTTTTGACATTTATTGTTTGTCATTGGCATTATTAAATATGGTGAGTGTTTTAGATTATAGAAATAGTGGACTTAAAAAAGATGCTATTCCACGTTCGTTTTTTGAGGAGTTTAGTATATTATTGCTTGAATATATTAAATATGATGTTAGCAAGAGAAATATTAATATACTTCAACTTAAAGAAAAATATGTTGCCTTACTGAAAAAACATAATTGTTATTTAAAGAAGGCCACGCAACAACCCTCCCCAGAAGTAATTGATGTTATAGAAAAAATAAAGAAAAAAGAATTTAAAGCCGACTTAGCCAAAATTTGCCCTCAAGCTAAGCCAATATTAAATCCTTCTACAAATAGATGCGTTGCTGACTGCAAAACAGGGTTTATTAGAAATAAGAGCTTTAGATGCGTGAAAATGAATTTAGCAAATAGCAAGAAAAAAAGTAATAGTGTAACAAAAAAGAAGCACAACACAAGTTTAGTTGTCAATGATTCTTCAGTTGCTAAGAAGAAACTGTGTATAAGCAAAAACAAAGATTATAATCACATTACAAAGCGTTGTAATGCTAAATGCCCTAAAAATAAAACACGTAATTCATTATTTAAGTGCGTTTAAATATTAAATAGGAAAAAATTGAAAATTAACTTTTATAGTTTATAATTTATAGTTTTTAATTTATATTAATAAAGTATAAAATGGAGACTTATTGCAATGAAAAAATTAGTGATTTTGATTTATGTGGAACAAAATATTCTATTGCAGTTTTAACAAAGCATATGCATTATTTAAATAAAAAAGTGGTGCTTAATACTCAACATTTAACAGCCCGTTTTTGTGTAAGATTTATTTTAGATATGGACATTGAGTCGGGAAGTGAAGACAGCTATTGTTATGATAAAAATCATATTCTTAGTAGACAAAAACATATAACAAGCGAAGAATTTGACGAAGCTTATAAGTTATATTATAGCTAAATAACTATATTAAAACATATTAAAGCATAAAATATATGTTTTATTTAAGAAGCTATGGATATAGAACTCCTTCAGCGCGCATTAGAAAATGATGACAATTTAAATATTATAAATACAAATATTCAAGAAATTAAGCGCAAGAAAAATGAAATATTACAAGAGCTCGGTCTTAAGCGCGATGATTTAAAAAGCTTTCATAAAAAATTAAACGGTTATATGTATGTTGACAATATAAAAGACTTAAAATATGGGCGAAATATACGATGGGTTAATTTAAAAAAAATAGAGGACGTTAAAATAACCAATGGATCTATTTTATGCGATATTAAAATACACGACAAAGGAATTGCGCTTGTTTTAAAAGGCTTTAATCACAGTTTTATTACGCTATATTTAAACGAAAATATCATATTTCAAAAAATAAATGATGAAGAAAAAATACTCCTTAAAGCAGTCGATTATTTAAACAAACAGGGCTAATGCTAAGTTTTATAATATATTAATAAAATTGATTCTTTAGCTATACTTGTTTTTTCATTATAAATAAGTATAGCTATATTAATGATATGCGCACCTTGTGACTATTTAAATATTAAGGAATTACCTAATGATGTTGGAGAGATTATTAATGGCTATCTTTTTAAAGATTATCAATTTCTCGCAAAACTTAAAACAACGTGTAAGTCGCTGTATAAATCTATTAGTGTTTTTGCTATTGCTAAGCAAATGTTGTCTAGCAAATTTGGTTTGTTTAGTTTTCGCGATTTATGTATAAATGTTGATTGTTATGAAGACACATATGATGTATTTACATTTATTCATAACTATTATTATACTCGCTACTTACATTCAAGACAATATGCTTTGAATGCTACGCGTATTATAGTTAATGCACAATATTATAATATTAAGTCTCATTATTGTTGCGAGTGCTTGAAAAAGTTTGTGTTAGTTGGTTGTAACTCAAATGTAATAGAAAATTATCAAAACTCTGAAGAAGTTAATATTATATTTTAAAGTGTAAACACAAAAAAAATTGATTGTTTTTTTTCGGGATCTATTCAATGAGCATAAAACTATATACGAAGGGCTTATTATACAAAAGTTTATAAAACTATGGTTCTCGGTTTTTGCGACCTTAACGATGATGTTATTCAAATTATTATAGGTCGCGTAAAACACTATAGCTATCTTGCTTTGCTTAAAAGGACGAATATAGCTAACTATAATTGCGTATCAAAGTTATCAATTGCTAGACTTATGCTGTCTAATAGACTTAGTATATTTTCACCGAGAACATTTTGTATTAATATTAATTGTGCTGATGATACTAAGGCAGTATTTGATAAACATTATCGCAATGGTTATGATAGTTACGTTCATATTAAGCAATTTGCCTTAAAACAAACAACAGCCTTAATTAATGAACAAAAGTATAAGTTTAATACGCATTATTGTAGCGAGTGCTTGAAAAAGTTTGTTTTAGTTGGAGACTTGAGAAGTGTTAAGCACAATTATGACTATATAGATGAAGTAAATATAACTTATGCAAGATGTAAGTATATATTTATGTAATGATTTAAAAAAATTGATTGTTTTTTCTCTCTTAACAAACTAATTATAGTGAATATGGAAGTCCAAAATTGCGCCTACACAAGTCCTAATGTGTCTAATAGTGACTCTAATTATGGAAAAATTAACATAACTTCTGTTATTATGTGTTTCCTTATTATTTATAGTACAGCATTAAGTATTGTGCTAAGTGTAAAACAACTTATTCAAATTATTAAGGAAGAAGAACTCTTGAAAGAAGAAGAAGAAAAGGAAGACTAAGTATTTTAAAAAAGGATATAAAGACAAATAGCAAATGTTGCTATACTTTTAAAAAATTGATTACTTTTTTTTCAGTATTTATTTATAGTCTGGAGCAAAGAGCAATCAAAGAACAAGAGCACTATGACAAGCAACATCTGCGATTTAACAACCGACCACGTTTCATTTTCAGTCGCACGAGCGCGGTTGCTTGAGTTTTTTGAGAAGTTTGTTCCGACCAAGCGTACATATTGTATCAATCCAAACTGCATAGAGGAAACAGAAGGCGCAGTGTTATATATATGGGAGAATCGCTCACTGGCTTACGAACACAATGAACGGCAGGCGGCGTTGAACATTACAATCATGCGAGTAAACGGAAAACCACATTGGGTTCAGAGTCATTATTGTTGCGAGTGCTTCAAGAAACATGTTTTGGTGGGAAACAACAAGAATGTTTCGCAACACTATGGGGGTTATTGTGACGGAGTTCAAGAGGTAGAAGTATACTTTCATAATGAGCCCTGGCCTTCTACGTGGCATAATCCTGAAACAGGAGAGGATCACGTGCTTACCGAGCTTCAGGAATATATGTTGGCAACTGACTAATTTGTGTGTTATATGTGCTACAAAAAAATTTGAATACTTTTTTATTTTTATTAATATTGTTATACTTTTTTAAAATTGATTACTTTTTTTTGTCATTTATTTATAGCCTCCAGAAAAAGCAATCAAAGCAATCAAAGAGCAACTACTATGTCAAGCAGCATCTGCGATTTGTCAAGCGACCACGTTTCATTTTCAGTCGCACAAGCGCGGTTGCTGGAGTTTTTTGAGAAGTTCGTTCCATCCAAGCGCCTATACTGTATCAATCCTAACTGCATAGAGGAGACGGAAGGCGCTGTGTTTTATATATGGAAGGCTAACTCAGTAACATACGAACACAATAAGCGGCAGGCGGCGTTGAACTGCTCAATCATGCGTGTGAACGGAGTGAAGCATTGGTTCAGGTCTCATTACTGTTGCGAGTGCTTCAAGAAACATGTTTTGGTGGGAGACAACAAGCATGCTTCACAGCACTATGAGTATTATTGTCCCGGAGTTCAAGCGGTGGAAGTGTACTTTCATTATGAGCCTGTGCATTCTACATGGTACAATAGTATTACAAAACGCGATGAAAAGTTGAGTGAGCGACAACTTTGCATGCTTAGTAGTGAGTGAGGCTAGTGTGTTGTATGTCTTGCTTGAAAAAAATTGATTTTTTATTATTTATTTTTTACATTTATTTTTAGTCCTAAAAACAACTATGTCAAGCATTTTATCAAATGACCATGTTTCATTTTCGGTTGCTAGAGAGAGTTTGCGTGAGTTTTTTGAGAAGTTCGTTTATACCAAGCGTTTATACTGTATAAATCCTAACTGTATCAAGGAAACGGAAATGGCAGTAGTACACATATGGGAGGCTCGCTCAAAAACATACAAACACACTGAACGACAACCAGCATTGAATGAAACAACAATGTGGGTTAGTGGAAAGGAATATAGTTTTCGATCTCATTATTGTTGCGAGTGCTTCAAGAAATATGTTTTGGTGGGAAACAATAAGAATGTATCGCATCGCTATTGGACTTCTTATGACAGACGTCATCAAAATGTGCATGTGATTTTTAATAGAGCACCATACCCATCTTCAACATCTTATTATGGGTCAGGCACAGTGCAACCACTAACCAAGTTTCAAATTAAAATGCTTGGTTAGTCTTATAATAAAAATTGATTTTTTTCACATTTATTTATAGTACCATTCAAATAATCAAAGCTTTAAAATGATGAGCATAAGCAATATCTGCGACTTACCAAGCGTCTGCGACTTACCAAGCGTCTGCGACTTACCAAGCGTCTGCGACTTACCAAGCGACATTATAGTACTCATTATTAAAAAACTCGGCAATTATGAATATGCAATTGGTCTAAACATTACTTGTAAGTCGTTGTCTAAGTTGATTTCAAAATTTGCCTTAACAAAGGAAATGTTTGCTGTGTTGTTTAGCAGATTTAATCATTATGAGTTAATGAACTATAATCCACATCGCAAGTATATGGCAAGATGTGTAAATGAGCGCTGTAAAGAGGAAACCCATAACGCGTGTGTATACATATGGGAGGCTCATAATGGGCTTAGTTATGTACACGGAAAACAAGATGCACAAAACACAAATTTAATGGTGATTAATAAAAAAAAATTCTGGTTTCGCTCGCCTTATTGTTGTGAATGCTTTAAAAGACACGTTTTAGTAGGAAACAACAAAAAGGTTGCGCAACATTACGGAAGTTATTGTTATGGAATACAACAAGTAGTTGTAACCTTTAATACAACACAACCCTCTAGTTGGTATGATTGTGCAAGAGATTGGTATGCTCCATTAAATGAGAGACAGGTGCGTCTTTTAAATAGTTAAAGTGCTTATTTGTATTAGCGCTACAAAAAATTGATTTATTTTTTATCAATTATTTATAGTACCAAAAAAACACAACTATGACAAGTGTTAAAACAAGTAACCAAGTTTCATTTTCGGTTGCTATAAATCGATATCAGGAGTTTTTTGAAAAATTTGTTCCGATGCAGTGTCAAGAATGTATCAACCCCAACTGTAGTGTGAAGAAACAAAGCGCAATAAAACATATTTGGCATGCTCACACACTTATATATAAACCTAATGAAGACCATATGGCGTCAACTATAGCACCTACGTTAAATATAATAACAATGCTGGTTAATGGAGAGCAATTTACTGTTATGTCACATTATTGTTGTGAGTGCTTCAAACAACAAGTGAAAAAAGACCGGAGTGCAAGGCAGAGAGCAAATCAAGAAAAGCGCACACAAGAAAAGCAGGCGCGCTATTGCTTACAACGAGATTTGCGTTTAAAAGAAGAGGAAGAAAAAGCTAAAGCACAAACTAATGATTAAATGCTATAACAACATTTTTATAAATTTTGTTATACTTTTTTAAAATTGATTTAATTTTTTTGCCATTTATTTATAGTCCGGTCAAAAAGAGAGAAGAGCAAAGAGAGAAGCGAAAAGAGCGATAAGCGAAAAGCGACAAGAGCAATGATGATGTGCCAAGCTTGCGAGCTCAACATTTGCGACTTGCCAAGCGAGCTCATTGCGCTCATTGTTGACCGCCTTGGAGACAAAGACTATCTTGTAAGCTTCAAGGAGACGTGTGTGTTGTTTAGCAAATCCGTGAGCCAGTTTTACATTGCGGGGCAAATGGTGGCTACGTTGTATGGAGTGTTTACTGAGCGCTATGTTGACAAGCGCTTTGAATTCCAGTATATAATGGGTGACTGTGCAAACGCAAACTGCTACTACGATACTGAAGCAGTGTGCGAGTATGTATGGAATTACGGATACAGGCGGTATAATCATCGTATTCAAAAGCCCATGCAATCTACGACCATGTTTGTCAATGGAAAAGAGTATCCGGTCAAGCATCATTATTGTGCTGAGTGCTTTGTGAAGTTTGTTCTAGTTGGGTCAAATCCAAATGCGTCACGGCACTACGGGGATTATTGTAGTGACGGCGACAAGCAAGTTAATGTGACCTTCAATGTGGAGCCAACACCTTCAACGTGGATACATTACCAAACAGGAACAAAGGAACCATTGACCAAGTGGCAAGTAGATGCTCTCAATGGTAAGTTTCCATAGCATATAGTTGCATTGTCTTGTGTTGTGTTGTGTTTTTAGTGCATTTTCTCTTTTCTCTTTTCCTATTTTTTGTTTTTATTGCTACATACTAACTATTCTACCAATTTAAAACCGTCTTCAATAATATTATAGTTATACCCCCAATCATCTATTTCTTGTGGCGTTATACATCCACTTTTTAGCGCCTCATTATAATTCCAATAATGTTGCGGCTCAAGTATCCATTGTTGACTATTTAAATCGACCAATCCAGAAGCATCAAAATCAAATAATTTATAAACTCCATCTACTGATTTAGCCAAGTTATCAAATTTCCAATCTACATACATAATTCCTAAGCCTTGTAAAAAAGTTTTCACGTTTTCCATTACTTCTTGTATTTCAATTAAATCGTCATAGCTCATTGGATGTAGTCCAACATAACACGAAGCCGATTTTTCAGTACATAACTGTTCCATAGTAATATAATCATCTGTTATATCATAATAGTTAACTATATTAGGATGAGGATTTTCCATTAATATTTTAATAATGGTTCTTTCAACCTTATTTGAATATGCGTGGTTTTTAGTGAGCGGAGGACCATATTTTCTAAAAAACGGTATTCCGTCATAAGTTTCATCTGTTTTTGATGTGCTGTCGCTATTCATATTATAAATAGTTGATTGTTCCATTATTTTCTTACTTTTTTAGTAGTCTTGTTTTTAAATAGTAAATGTGCAATATCTTTAAATAGTTTGTCCTTATTATTCTTGCTTGATTTAAGGGCCGTTTTTTTCTTACACGTAAAGCCGTTTATTTTTAAATGTTTTTTTTGTAAAACGCTATAAATACATATACCAATTGCTCGACTTTCTGGATTATTTGCGTTTGGTACCTTTTTAATACAGCTACATAGTTTTTTAGCGATTATGTGCTCAGCTAATTTCTTAACATAGCTGTAAGTTGTTTTTTTAGGCACAATGTTGTAATAATCCAAAATTTTAATATAGTCTGTTTTAGTTAAATTCATAATAATAATAATATATTATATAATTTTTATAATTTTTATAATTTTTATAATTTTTATAATTTTTATAATTTTTATAATTTTTATAATTTTTATAATATATAAATTATATAAATTGAATATGAAAAAGTTTCTTAATGATACAATAATTCTATCAATATATATTCAATTTATAACTTTGCTCATTGGTTTACTTGTAACTATAAAAAAAATACCGAGCGAATATATATTAATAAAAGAATTGTTTTACTTAGAATTGTTTGTTCAAGTAATTGAAGGATTATTTTATATTTGGTTAGTTAGAAATTTTGATATGATTAAAAATATAACACCAGTGAGATATATTGATTGGTCTATTACAACACCCACTATGCTTATAACATTAATTTCATATTTAATGTTTTTAGAGGCAAAAATAAAAGGCAGCACAAGCAATTTAAATTTGTCTTCTATAATGAAAAATAATTATCAAATAATTGTTCCAATATTGTTTCTAAATTGGGCTATGTTGCTATTTGGTTTCCTTGGAGAAATAAATATGCTCTCCGTTTTTTATAGCGTATTATTAGGTTTTGTACCGTTTATAATTTATTATTATATGATTTATAAAAATTATGTAGCTAAAAGCACAACAGGATATTATATATTCATATATTTCTTCATTTTCTGGTCTTTATACGGTGTCGCCGCATTATTACCATATTATACTAAGAATATATTATTCAATTTCTTAGATCTATTTTCCAAAAATTTCTTTGGAATATTTTTAGTATATATAATTTATACAGGCAATTATTAGCTTAATAAATGCTTTTTATATTGTTTTTATATAAATTATATGCCGAGTTTATATACCGATTTTATACCAGTTCCCACAAGCTGTTGAGTTCTGCTTCGCAAATACTCATGTATTGAACTAACGATTGTGGTTGATAATAATAAAAATATGCCCGATGAAAATACCAACTGTCTGTCAAATTCACCAAATTGCCTATTTGTATATGTAAAAGGATTATAAGTTATAACAAGCAAACAACCTATATATATACGCAAAAATGTATTAAGAATCTCCAAGTATTGCGGCGCAAAGCCACCAACGCCTAACAAAACTATTATATACAATATAAAGCTGATATTTATAGAATATAAAACTAACACTTCACTAAACTTTTTAATTTTAGACATACTATAATACTAATACTAATAATACAAAATATTTTTTGTTTTTCCTATTATTAGTTTTTTTCAGTAATGCAAAACATCTCTCTTAAAAAATACGCAACCAACCATCCTTATTTTTGAGACCATATATCATAAGGATTTTACATCAACAAAATCAATAAACCCAGCAAAGGGACAGCCATAAATCGTAAATTCACTTTTTTTCCATTTTATATTTCTAAAATTTTTTCAGGATTTGGACATTTATAAATGTCCATTTTTATATATAGTGATCCTTTATAGGTTTTTTTAGAAAAAAATGAGTGATTTTTAGGTTTTACACCATTATGTATTCATAAATTGTAAAATAGTGAATAAAAAGGCGAGACCATAACTTTTATACCCTTTTTTTTTGAACTTTGGCGCGTTTTTTATAAGTATTTTGCACTTATAAAATACTTATAAAATACTTATAAAAAACGCGCAAAAAAGCGCAACTTTTTACGTACTTGAAAAATTGTTATCATAACAGGTCTTGTATATTTTTTTGCGCGCAATTTTTTTAGACGCTATTTTAAAATACTTATAAAAGCGCTTTTTTAGCGAAAAGGATTTAAGGGTTTTATATAAGTATATAATAATTGTATAATAATTATAGATGAATACTAAGGAACATAGAAGCGTCTATTTATATGAATGTAATTTTTGTAACTATAATACGTATAAAAAAGGGGATTATGGGAGACATATACAAACACTAAAACATAAAAATAACGAGCTACTTATAAATATTAGTGAAAAAATGTCTACAAAGTCTTATATATGTGAGTGTGGTAAAACTTATAAACATAATCAGAGCTTGTATACTCATAGAAAAAAATGCACTTTTGTGAATTTAGAAATAAGTAATAGCATGGAAGTTAATGATTGTAAAGATATTGTTGACCAGAACCAGAATCAGAATATTAATAATAATATTAACAATAATATGATAATGAAGCTATTTACTGAAAATAACGATATAAAAAACTTGCTAATCATTCAACAACAACAAATAATGGAGCAACAGAAACAATTAGGAGAACAACAAAAGCAACTAATAGAATTTGTTCCAAAGATGGGCAATATTACAAATAATACCACACATATAAAACAGAATTTTAATATTAATGTTTTTCTGAATGAGCAATGTAAGAATGCAATAAATATGAATGATTTTATAAAACAAATAAAATTAACATTGGAAGACCTGGATTTAACAAAAAATAAAGGTTTAGAAATAGGACTAAGTAACGCTATTATACAAACAATAAGTAAACTGTCGCTTTTTGAGAGACCACTACATTGTACAGATCCAAAACGCGAAACTTTATACATTAAAGACAACGATTTATGGGAAAAAGATAGCGATAAAACAAAAATAAAAGGAGCTTTACATAATTTAAATAAAGCACATTTTAAGCTAATTCAAGATTGGATTGCAAAAAATCCCGACTTTAAAGAAAATGACGCAAAACAAGACTATTTTGCTTATTTATTAAAGACTTGCTCTGTTAATTTAAAAACTATTGATGATAAAATAATTAAGAAAATTTGCGCTTCTAATAATTTAAAAACAAATTTAAAAGAGTTTGAAAATATTAATTATGATTAATCAACCAAATAATAATATACACTTATATTAGTTTAATATAATATGGGTTATGATGGCATCTACGATATTGATAATAACAGTAGTGAAAAACCACTTGCGAATATCACCAATGATGCGCTGTCTAATGCTGTTAATATTAATGATGTTAAAGTTAAAACAATAAAGAATGAACGACCTCCTTCGCGTAGTGGTATGGCAGATAGGTGGTATACATGGTATAATTACGAGATAAAAGCAAGAGTAGAAGCGAGTGCGGATTTCAATTCAATGCCTCCGTATGCAAGAGTTTTGTACCCTGTTATTTGGTTAGTTAGTGCTGTTTACAGTCTATTTATAACAATAGGGGATATTATTATGGAATATATGTCTAAGATTACGTCTAAGTTTGGAAACACTCCTATAGGAAAAGGTATGGGAAAAGTAAGAAAAGGTATGGGAAAAGTAAGAGAAGGTATGGGAAAAGTAAGAGAAGGTATGGGAAAAAGTATAGCGGATCTAAGAAAAAGTCCAGCTTCTTCTACAGACCCAGGTTTTACAAGTCTGGACTCTGCTACAGGTGGAACAACTGAAGACATTAATCAAGAAGATTATAATGAAGATTATAATGAAGATTATAATGAAGATTATAATGAAGATTATAATGAAGATTATAATGAAGATTATGGTCAAGATTATGGTCAAGATTATGGTCAAGATATGATAGGAGGGTTTCAAATGTCTGGTATTTTTCGTAAAACGGATAAACCGTCCTATAATCGTGCTTTATTTGCCATAACTTATATTCCAGCAATATTAACATTAGCGATTGTAATATTTTTAATAATTTTTCTTGTATGGAGAACAATACAGACAGTTATAGCTTGGATTACATTTGATTATTTATTATTACCAGATATACCTATTTCATTTAGCAGACCAACAACACAATTAGTATATTCAATTTTTTTTGTCATTACAAGTATTTTTTTAATATTTTTTTTATTGTTTGCTCGCGGAACTAAAATGAAAACAGAATTAGATATTATTCAAATAGGAAAGGAGTTATTACAATCAGTATATATAATATGGCCTTTATCTGTTCTAATAATAGGTTCAGCAATAGCAAAAGCATTTTACAAAATGGCTTGTGGTAGGGATAAAACAAATTTACTAAATTTTGCTAAACTGGTGGAATCATCTGTAATATTAGCATTAGCTATTCTTGTAGCACTTAAAATACTATTACTAATAAGACCATTTAGATGTACAGCTGGTAAAATACCAGGTATAAGCACTATAATTGACTCATTAAGTAATATGGTATCAAGAATTATTAATTTTTGTATTATTTATGCAGCATTACGAGTTATAACATTATTTATTGAAGATATAGTTTCCGATAAGTTAGTGTTTTTTATTGCAAAAATGAGCAAAAATGTTGAAAGTCCACCTGTAGAATGTAACGAAGAAGCAAATGTAGATGAAACTCAAAGTAAAGTTGGAGGCACAATGGAAACTATATATATGTATGTAACTGGGGCTATTGTATGGATTATCTTAATAATTATTCTTGTTATTCAGCTCCCTCATCCTTGGATGGGAGCTTGTAGAAATATTAATAATACGATTGGTAAAATTTTATTAAATTCCGGATTTTATTTAACAATTAACATAGGTGCGGAGGCATATAAAAAAGCGTGTGGAGACGTTCAAAAAAATATGGGCTTGTCATCACCCGGATTTGTAGATAAGTTGTCTGAAAAGATAGATAAGTTTACACTGCCTGAAGGTACGAGGGCAAATAATATAACAACACTGGCAAATGAAGCATATAGTGCAAATATGGACAAAAATAAAATTTTATTAGGACTAAAGTCGCCACCTATATCCAAAGTAACAATGGCTGAGCAAAAGAATGCTCGAATTCAAGCTGAGGACAAGAAGAAGGGAGCCGCTCAAGATGCTCTGCGAGCAGAAGGACGACGAGCAGCAGAAGCAGAAGCACAAGCAGAAGCACAAGCACAAAAACGTAGAAACGATTACGATAAAGATCAGCAAATTCAAGATAAGGATAGGGAGCGGGGAGCCGCTGAAGATGCTCTGCGAGCAGAACGACGACGAGCAGCAGAAGCAGAAGCACGAGCAGCACAAGCACAAGCACAAGCAAACAAGAGTTCAGATCAAATAACTTCAGGAAACCCAGGAAGAGTAACATTAGAACGATTACCAAAAGGTTTACAACCGCGTGGTATAGAGACATCTAAACTATTTGGACCAGCAGAGCCATTACTACCAATACCAATAGGAAGAGGAAAAGCACAATCACTAACAGCACCAAGAAGAAAAGCACCATCACTAACAGCACCATCACTAACAGCACCATCACCAACAGCACATACATCAACACCAGTTGTAGCGGATACAATAACAGAGGCACAACGTAATGCAGATAATAGCCTATCTGCTTGAACCACTTTATGACCATCAAAACCCATTAAACGCATAATCTGATGAGAAGCCCTCAGCATCTTAAGAGATAACCGATGACCAAATGTATCAAGCTATGCGTTATTAATATTCAATACCTTTGACTTATAAGGATATAACCCGCAAACGCCTAAAATTTTTATAATACAAAAAAGTAAAAATTTTAGAATTAAAACGAAGATCCAAATGATCCTCCTAAAGCACCATTAGCAGCCATAGGTTCCATAGACTCCATAAATGCGTTTTGCATAGCCTGTCCTTGATAATTAACTCCACCTCCATTATTCATCATATTTGGAAGTGCATCAATCATAGAAATATTGTTTTGAGCGGGTAATTGATTAGCTCTTGGAGCCATTAAAGTATTATCCAGTGTATCGGCCCTACTGACTTGATGAACTCCAGGCGTAGCAATGGTTTGGTTTATTTTAGCATTGCCGTGGTTGCTTGTTCCTACAAGTGGACTTTTACCGTTCCAAAATTCCATTACTCTACTATATAGAATATTGATTTTGGCCCCTAATTTTGTTTGCATAGTTATAATTAAAATTAACGTGGGAATAATGAAACTAATTTCATTAAATTTAGAATAAGGCACCTTGCTGTATGTCGGAAAATAGCGAGTTATTTTATCAATAAAGAATATTGCAATAAATAATATACCTAATTGAAGAATTATTTCGAATAATAATTCTAAGTTATCTTTTTTATCATTGTCTTCAGGAATATATTCTTTTACAAATTTTAATAGCACTATAACAGGGATTAAAGCAATAATTAAATATTGTAACATATTTAATAAAATAGCTTTATTATCGCTATCAAAGTTAAAAACATAATAGAAGAATCCAGAAGGACTTAGTCTATTGCTTCCTCCACCTATAGTATTTTCACTGTTAAAAGATTCCATAAATATTATTATATATATAAATTAAAAAAATTTATATTATTTCTAAATAATGTTATTTAAAATAGTTTAAATAATATTAAACATATTATTATTTCTAAATAACATTATAACTTATTGTGTTATTTATTTAAATACAAATTATATTTATTGATTAACTATTATGACGTCTTACTCATACAAAACATTAAATAATACAAAAACACCTATTCTTAATAATGTCGATATTGTTCTTATATTAGCAATGGAAGACAACAATAGGTTCGACGAAGACTTGTTTTTATTAAGTCTTGCTAAAAAAACAATAATTCAATACAATAAGGGATTTAGGAAAAGCGCTAAGCCTCCGACAATTACAGAACCAAAATACGACATAGTTCATGCTTATTATACTGCTTTTGAGTATTTAAAAGAATATAATAATGTAATTATTTTAGAGGATGATGCATTAGTTATAAATAAAGACCCATTAATTTATGATAAAATCGATAACTTTATTGCCACAACAAATTTCGATATTTTAACATTTGGTTCATTTGGACTATTTTCGAATTATAATGGTGATTTTTTGAATATAGACCCTTATTTTTTCGGTGCTGCTCAAGCAATTATATATTCACGCGATTCAAGAAGTAAATTAATTGAAGACATTAGCTCATCTCATTTTAATAAAGGGCATATAGATATTACATATATAGGTGCTTTAACAAAAAAATTTACTTATAAATATCCACTAATTATTCAGTTATTTCCTAAAACGGAAAATAAAGAGTCATGGTTTACTAATATTTTTCTCCTATATTTTTGTAATTTTTTTATAACACTATTAAGATTAGACAAAAGCATTAGTAGCTGGTTTTTATTGTATTTTATATTTACAAATTATATTTCTATAATAATATTAGTATTTTTAATAGGTCTCATATTTTATTATAATAATAATGTGAAAATAGTTAAAACTATGAATGTTTAATATATTTAATATATTATAATAAATATTAAAATGAAAGCTAAAGAAGAAGAACCCACTAATATTAAAGAAGAAGAACTTAAAGAAGAAGAACTTAAAGAAGAAGAACTTAAAGAAGAAGAACTTAAAGAAGAAGAACTTAAAGAAACAGAACTTAAAGAAACAGAACTTAAAGAAGAACAACTTAAAGAAGAACAACTCAAAGAAACAGAACTTAAAGAAACAGAACTTAAAGAAACAGAACTTAAAGAAACAGAACTTAAAGAAACAGAACTTAAAGAAGAAGAACTTAAAGAAACAGAACTTAAAGAAGAAGAACTTAAAGAAACAGAACTTAAAGAAGAACCCACAAATATTAAAGAAACAGAAC